CGCATCCTGCACCACATCGGGCGGCACCGCCTCGGCCTGCTGGGGTGTTTTCGCAAGTGCGTCACGCAGCGATGCCAGGTGACGCGCCTTGACTTTTGACGCGGCATTACTGGGTATGTCTCGCGCCTTGCTTTTGGCGCTCAAGACCCCGCCAAGCTGGAAGTCTGCGTGGTCCACGAGACGTTTTGCAGCCTCGTATACACGATCTACAACAGGCGCCGCCTCGGCCTGCGGCTGCTGGGCCTTCAGGCGCTCGTTTTCTTCAAGCGCCCGCTGGTACAGCTTCAGCGCGGATTGCACGTCCTTGCGCTCACGCAGGAACCGCTCAAAGGGTGTTTCGCCGTCCTTCAGGTAGCCGGCCCATTCGTCGGCAAAGTCCGGGCGGGCCTGCGGCTGCTGGGCTACCGGGGCGGCGCGGTACAGCAGCCACGAACCGACCGGCAGCTTGTGTGAGAACACCGATGCGATGGTCCCGCCTGACTCGGATGGGCGCACGTTGATGTCGGCCACTGGCTCCCCCGCCATTGCTTCAAGCTGGGCACGCGGCACCAGCAGTATGTTGATGTCCTTGATGTCGCCGGTCACTTCGTACAGGTTGCGCTCACTCATGGCTGGCTCCTTTCTGCTGCGCGATGGCTGCGTCAAGCACCGCCCGCACGTTTTCACGCATGGTGTTGCGGCCTTTCTCGGGCATGAAGTCCCACGGGTAGTCAAAGATTTCCGCCATCTTTTTTGCGGCGGCTTCAACATCCGCATCCCGCACCACATCGGGCGGCACTGCCTCGGCCTGCGCTGGTTGTGCGCGGGCCATCTGCCAGCCAAGAAACGCCTTGTCTTTGTTCGCGTCACTCCACTGGTAGTTGAGCTTTACAAACTCGACCTCAAACTGTTCACGTTCTGTCATGGCTGGCTCCTTTCTTTGGCCCTACGGTTCATGCTGGCGTCCTTGAGAATCTCCGTGTAGAGCTTCACGGTGAGCCCCAGAACACCAAGATTCGCCAACAGGATCAGACCAGAGACAACAACGGTGTCCATCACACACCGCCTTTCTGCTGCGCGATGGCTGCGTGCCAGTGGAGCATTTCTTCTAGGCACTCACACCAATCCCTCGTTCCAACAGCAAGGTTAGGTTGATGGTGTCGAATGACGCGATGAGCCCACATTTCATCTGGCTCCACCGGCACCAGCACATAACCGGGCGGCACCGCCTCGGCCTGTGGCTGGTGCATACACCTGGGATCGGTGCTGATGCAGCCCCCATCAGAAGTTGTGATGCAGTATGCATCGGGCGTACCGGGCTGCGGCTGGGCTACCAGGACGGCGGCATCCTTGCTTTGTGTCTTGTTGAACTGCATGGCGTAAAACTCAGCCCAACCTTTTCGTGTCGTTAGTTTGGGGGATTTCAATTTCATGTTTGGGGCACATCGGCTTTGCACCGTAGTGAAAGGTGAAGTGGCCGATTCCTAACTCGCCCGCCAATGCAAGCAGACAGGTGATCAGGCCAAGAGAGGCAAAAAGGTCTTTAAAGGTCATAGGAACACTCGTTCAGTTATCTGGGCCATGAAGTTTCCAAACAACATCCAGGTCATGCTCGGCCTGCGGCTGCATTGCATGTGCCACCAGCATCGCCACGTGACGAAGATCAATTGGGCGGTTCGGGCACTCGTTGAGCCACTTGCCCACATCGCGGGCAGCTTCTGCAATGGTGGTGGCTTGCGGGGTGTCGGCCTGCGGCTGCTTGGCCTGCGGCTGCTTGTCCATCTCCAGCAGTTCCTCGCGCAGCCCTGGGTGTTGGGCGATGAGGTCGGCAAAGAGTGGCTTGTGTGGCTTGGCCTGCGGCTGCTGGGCCTTGTAGAGCGCGTCGTACTTGGCGTACAGCTTCGCCACATCGCGCAGTGCTGGCGTGTCGTAGTCTGGGTGGATCGAGTCACCCTCTTTCCAGTAGCCCATCGCTGCGGTGCTGATGCCTGCCATTTGCATCCGGTATTGCTCAACGTCTTCCAGCTTCTGCGGCTGCTGCGTCACACTCGCCACGCCATCCCTGAACCCTTGCGCTGCTGCGCTTGCTACGTCACCGGCTTCGTATTGTTGGGCTACCGGGGCGGCGTAAAGGGGTTCGATGGTGTAGCGCCAGCCGTAGAAGTCGATCTGTTCGGCCACAAAGCCTTCTGCAGCTTTCTTCTCACGAAATCCGACCACATGCATGGTGGTTTTCAACTGTTGCGGCGCTTGCTCAGGGTCAAGCACTGCGCGCCAATGCACAGGCTCCTGCTCCCCCACCATCGCCTCAAGTTGTGCGAGGGTGGCGAGGGCTTTGCGCACGCCGCTGTTGTTCGCGAGGGGCTTCAGCGCCTCTCGGATAGTGTCAAATGGTGGGGTCACGGTATTTCCTTCAGTACAGCGCACACGTAGCCATTGCTCGTTCTGACCTGTGTGCCGCCACGTTGTTTGCAGTCGTCGTCTTGCCATTGAGCGAAGAACAAAAGGGCCATCGTGAACCAAGCCACAACAACGCAACTCAGCACGTAGATCATGGTGTAGGGCTTCATGGCTTGCTCTCCAGTGCGGCGCGGGCGCGTTCAATGGCAGCACGGAGACTGTCGACATCGCATCGGTATGCAATGTCGTCCAGCGCATCCCGCAGCCGCTGCACTTCGGCCTCCAGATCGGCGCGGGCTTGCTGGGCGTCCGACTCTTTGATGAGAGGCTCACTCACCCATCCGGCAACACGCAGTTGGCTGCGCGATGTGCGGTCAAATACAAGCCTCTTGAGCGTCGGCTTTTTGCGTGCGTACTCAAGCCATGCGACTGGCTCAATTGCTGGCGTCAGCGGCGAGGCGGTCATTGCGAAAGCTCCTTGGTGATGGCGTCGATTGCGGCCAACCGCTTGTCGTAGTCAAAGTCCTTCATTGCCTTCAACGCCTGCCGAAGCAGCGCGTCTTTGCGCTTAACTGCTGCCAGCTCACCAGGAGGCGTCCACCCGGCGGCGATCAGCTGCGCACGCACAATCTGGTCGCCGAGGTGGGCAATGCGGGTGCCAAGCACTTGAATCAGATCATCCACGCCGGGGCCTGTGAGCTGGTAACCGACGGCTCCCTGGATGTCCGTCGGGGTGAGGGTGTACTGCAGGTTCATCAGGCAACCCGTGGCAGAGAGACCTCGGCGAAGGTCTTAAAGAAATTGATGTTGAAGTCACCCCACTTGACGGCATTCGGCCCGATGAGCTCACCCCGCTCGGTAGCCGGCCAGAACACAGCCACGCAGTCCTGGCTCAGGGCCACGGCGATCTCGTATGCCAGCGATCGGATGGATGCGATGCGAGCAGCCTCGTAGACCGACAGCTCGACGACCAGAGTCTGCTCGAGGTGGATGGTGCCGTCCGGGCCTTCGTACTGGGACGAGATGCGCTCGACCCGGTAACGGATGCCCGTGGCCCTGATGATCTCAATGGCTTGGCGCGCGCGCAGCGTGCAGTCGTGAAGGCTGTTGCGTGCGCCTGCGATGTCCAGGCCAATGTTGAATTCGACTTTCATGTTGATCTCCTGATTGAGTTGCGATGAACTTATTATTGATGCAAGAACAAATACTTGCAACAAAGTCCATGCAACTCAGTCGGGATTACAGGTCGGGGTTGCGCATAACATTGATGCAGTTGCGCCCCTCTCCGATCTCAACCTTGAAGGTCTTCTCACCCCAGTCGCGCCGGCAGCGGCCAACGACCGAGGCGCGAAGGTTCTCGACGTACTTGTGATCCGACACCTTTGCCTCAGGAACGATGACGATGTCGGATTGGCCCTTCTCAATTTTCGACAAGATCTCGATGTAGTTCGTGTCGGCAACGAAGTCATTGACCATCACACGGGGCGGCTTTTCATCGGCCACGATGTTGGTGTGATGATCGCCATCGGGTTCTGTGATGCTGTACTTGCAGCCGCGCGCTTCAAGGACGGCCACCGCCTTGGCGATGACATCCTTGTCGTGACGGGCTTGGAGTTGAGCGCGCAGCTCTTCGTGTGTTGCCATGGTGACCTCCTGTCAGTTGGCGGGTTGAGAAACTTGTTGCTTTTCCGCTACACAGCGGTCGTATAGGCCAACGGGCCACCAGCGATAGGTGGTTGTGGCGCGGCCATGGCGAGCCATCTTCCCGGCCTTGTGCAGAGCCACCAGGCGGCGGCGCACAGTGCTGACCGGGCGGTTGAGGATGTATGCGATGCGAGGCGTCAGGCCGCCGTGGTGAATGACCGCGGACGCATCCCCATCGACGTGCTGCCAAAGCAGGCCGTCGAAGCCGAACGATTCCTCGCGGCACACCTGCTCAACGGCGGCGATCAGGTCGATCTCTTTCAACTTCTCCATGATCACCCCTTGGTGCAGTACCACTGGCTCGAATCGGTGCGCCCACAGAGCTGGCCGGACTTGGTCTTCATGACCTGGACCTTGGTCTGCGCAGGAACCGGATCACACGATGCGATCACCAGGCCAACGATGAACATGGCAATGATGTGGATGCGCGCCATCACAGCTGTCGCTCCCCGCGCGGGCGCCGCTCAGGGCATGGCCACAGCTGCTTCAGCGACTCGGTCACGATGGAGTCGCCACTGAAGTGCAGCCGCTCCGGGTAGACCTGGATGTTCTTCTTCACGATCTCGACCACCTGGGTGGCGGTGACGTTCCCGGGCCTGCAGTGAACAATTCCGTGCAGGGTGTCGGCCGCGCCGATGATGTAGCCTTGGCCGAGGCCGGCGAGCTTCTCGTCGCCAAGCCAGCGGGCCAGGTCATTGCCGCTGACGAACTCAGCGTGCGAGGTGGTGGCCACCAGGGCCAGGACGATGAAAGCCTTCTTCACTTCAGGACTCCTGTTGTGACCTGGTGCATCAGGTACTCTGCAAACTTTTTGCTGTTGGACTCAGCGTAATCGTCCGACATCTCGTTGTACGAGGCCCGGTCGCCCCAGTCAGTGCCAAGGCGAAACTGGACGACGATGTCCAGGCCGCGCCGAACACGACGCACGTTGTGGCTGTGGCGCTGGATGACGTGCTGCTCGTCACTCAGCTGGCGCCGCAGTTGGAGGATTAGGTCGCTGTCAGCCTGGCTGGCCCGCGCCATCTCGGAGATCAGCGACTTGCAGCCGGCGAGCTCGAGCTCCAGGCTCTCGATGTGGGTGGAGACGGCCTTTTCCAGGATCTTCAGCTCGTCACGCAGCGATGGGTCACCCTTGCGATCTGCGTAATCCTCGGCTCGGTTGAGGATCTCGTGTATTGCTTGATTCATGATGCTTAATTGAAGTTTGATGTCAGTAGCTCGAACACCTCTCGACTCGCCAGCTCATCGCCATCAGGCCCGGCAAACACACCTCCTCGACCGTCGTACCAGCCGATCTGCTTCCAGCGACCGGCCCCATAGTTGGTGACCGGCGCGGCCCAGATCTCGCCGCGAAACTTTGCCCCGCCTGCCTGCCGGATGGCATCCTCATACGAGGCGCAGATCTGCCTCGTGGCGACATCCTTCGTGGAGCCGATGCCAACGTAGTAGCTGATGATCTCGACCTTCATCGAGCACCCCAGTAGCGGTCCAATCGGCCGTAGCCGACAGCGCCAAGGCCGACCTGGAACTTGGGGTCATTGGCCTGCTCGAGTGTCAGCGGCTTGAACTCGTCGACCCGACCTTTCACCCGAACCCACCCGTTGTCGCGACCGACGACCAGGAACACCTCGCCATCGAGCAGGAAGGCCTTCTCTCCGTCGAGGGTGCCGTACTGGCGCTGGCCAGTCTTGTCGCGGTAGGTGGCCATGTCAGGACTTCGCGAACAAGTAGGTGTTCTCGGGGATCTCGTCGATATAGACGACGGCCTTCTTTTTCGAGCCCCACATCGTCTTCGATGAGACCACCTTGGCGACGCAGTAAAACTTGGGCGCGGGGAGCTCTGCGGGGAGCTCTGCGGGGAGCTCTGCGGGGAGCTCTGCGTGGAGCTCGAAGTCGGACGGCGGACGCCAGCCCGCTTCGATCAGCCGCTGCCGCACCTCTTCCACATCCAGTATGGCGGGCGGCGCAGAGGCGGCGACATCGGTCACGCCGTCGATGGTGTAGGCTCGGCCAGCGACGAAGTCCGTCAAACCGGGAATGTCTTTGGACGTCGTGATAGTGAGGAGAATTTGATGCGTTTTCATGGTGATAGATTATTGATCTTAGAACAAAAAGTTGCCATAAAATTATGACGACGTGTTGTTTTTCCGCGACCGCGTCTCCTGGACGGATTTCCACCACTTACGCATGGCCGAAGGGTCGTACCAGGTCTTGCCCGTGCGCGTGGCCGTGCTCTTGAGTTGCTGCATGGGCTCCGGCGCCCCGGGGTAGTGGCCCATCGTCACGGTGAGTGACCGAGGCGTGACGCCGAACTCGTCGGCCATCTCACTCAGCGTGCGCAACGGCGGGAGCTTGACACCCTTCTGCGCACGCTCACGGCGCTTGTTCCAGTCGCTAGGGTCGAGCCTCATGCAACCCCCGTCTGGCTGCGAGCCATGGCCACCAGGCGCTTGTCGGCCTTGGTCAGCACATCGAGCAGGAGGCGCTTCTCCTCCAGGTAGACGACGGCAAACTTCGGGTCGTGCTCAACGATGCTCGAGGTGTTGCTGATGATGTCGGCCACCTTGATGGTCTGCACCCAGCATGGCGCGCCGGCCAGGCGCTCGCGCGACGCCGCCTTGCGCTGGGCCCGGTTGCCGCCGGTCTCCAGGTCGCTCAGCAGCAGGACACCCTCCATGATCTGGGGGCCGAACGCGTCCTTGATCTGAAACCTCGAGACGTTGCAGCCCTCAATCGTGTCGTGCAACCAGGCCGTGGCCATCATTGTGTCGGGGTGAACTGTGGCGTCATGCCAGCCCACACTCATGCAGATGCCAACGACCTCAGCCAGGTGATCGGTGTATGGGTTGCCGGTGTACTTGCGGCGCTGGCCGGCGTGGGCCTTGTGGGCGAACTGCATCGCCTGGAAAGCTGCGTCTCTCATACCTTCTTTACCTCCTCGCGCAGTTGCCACCGCAAGCCCTCGGCCTTGCTGCGCAGTCGGAACAGGTGGGTCTTCTGCGCGTTGATGCAGGCCTGGCGCAGCTCGTTGTGCTCCTTCACCGGCATGGCCTGGAAGCTGTGCGCAGGCGAGTGATCGGAGAGCCTAAAAGTCACGCCACCGATCGCGACGGCGATGGTGTCCTGGCCGCTTCGGCACTCGAGCTTCTGCAGCGTGTGCTCGGCGGCAGCAATAGCGGCGTCGCTCTGCTTGATATGCGCGACCAGGTTGGCGATGTTGTCCTCCTGATTCTTGTTCATGCGACACCTCGCAGTGCGGCCAGGCGACCAGAAATCAACTCGATGGGCGCGTCCTTGCGGTAGTGGCGCAGCCAATCGATCGAGTTCCACTCGCCGCGCTCCCGGTTGGAGATGACGATCTCGCAACCCTGGGTCACGAGGGCCTCACGGAAGCGGTCGATGTCGCTGGGCAGGACAAGGGTCACGAGCCACTGCTCGCGGGTGTTGTGGTTGTGGTAGATCACGGCCGTGCGGTTGGCCGTAGCCGGGTCGCACACCTTGGCGATGCGCTGGTCGATGTCATTCATTTCAATTCGATGCATGTGAGATCCTCAGAGAAGGCGATCAAAACGGCGGCCGACCATCTTTTTGGCGGCCTCGACGACGCTGGCCGGCGGCTTGCGCTTGGGTTTGGTGAAGCTGATGTGGGTCCGCACTGCAGTCCAGCCGTAAAGCCCATCCTTCATGCCGTTGTGCAGGCCGAGGGTCTGGACGTGGTAGGCGAGACGGTGGGCCTGGTCATCGCCGGTGTGCGGCAGGGCTGGCACCTTTTGCGTGACGTCGGTCACCACGAACCAGAAGCGCAGCGTCTTCTTGCCGTGGAACTCGTAGCCTTCCTCGTCGTAGAGCCAGTCGTCCAGGCCGTCGCGCCAGCCGTAGCCGTTGGCGATGACGACCAGGTCGCCTGGCTCAGCCACGGGGCGCTCACTGGTCAGTGCGCAGGACAGCGCCTCGGAGCGTGTGTCGTGAGCCTTGCCGCAGACGGGGCAGAGGTAGGCCGGCTGGATGATCGGCTTGGCGGCATCGATCATTTGGGCGGGGGTGAGAAGTTTGTCGGCTCTCATTGCGATCTCCTGTTGCTGTGAGGAAATTATTGACGCGCCAACAGAAAGTTGCAATGAATCCCCTACGGTTTTGTCGGGAATATGCGGCTGGACGTCCTTGCACTATCATGGAGGTTCATAGACGCAATCCCGCATCAACCCGCGATCAGGAGACGGCCATGAAGTGAGCAACAAAAAACTGCACCCGACAACAGAAACTGTGCTACATTTCAGTTGTCGGGCGTGGAAACCCGGATTTCAACGAGCCCCTTGGCTCCTCCTCTCTGCCAAAGCACCGCAAGGTGCGGAGGTTTCCACCGGAGAGGAAGGAACCAAGGGGCTTTTGCTTTTCCGCCTCCACCTCGACTGGCATGAGCCTCATGCGTCGACGCACCGAACAGGGTGCATTCTCGATCCGGGCCATGTGAGAGGTGGAAGGATGCAGCTCACACCACCAGCGCGCCGAATGCCAATGCGCGAGCTTGACCCAGGTACATGGGGTTGATTGGCACAGCTGCTGCGCGTACCCGCGCCGTGGCCAACCGAAGGGGTGACGACCGACCAATGGGTGTCACACTTCGCGGGGCGGCCCGAACCTACGTTTTGATGCGTGGGCTTGGGCCTCCCTGCGTTCAGGGGCTCCAACGCTCCCTTGGGTGAAGAGAAAAACAAATGGGTTCACTTAGTCCTCCTTGATACAAAAACCACATAGAGCACTCAACTTTCTATTCACAGGTCAATAGAAAGTTGTACACTACGGTGGCCATTTAAGGAGTTCTCATGGTCACCAAACAATCGGCGCCCGACCGGACGCCCTGGTTCCCGACAGCCATCGCGCCGGCCCGCCCCGGCGTCTATGAAGTCGAGTGGACTGACGGTCGCCCCGTCCACGCCAAGTACGCGCGCGGCATCTGGCACTTCGGCAGTCACCGCGGCGTCGATCACGCCAGCAGCAGGAAGAGCTTCGACGCGAGCAACCCACCCAGGCGTTGGCGCGGCCTGGCCGCAGACCACAGGGCGGCCCAGTGAGAAGCAATCTCGACCCCGACATCGTGCGCCAGCGCGCACTCAAGGAGCTGCAGGACGAGGCCTTCCGCGCCGCCGTTGAAGCAGAAAAGGTGCGCCTGAAAACGCACCGAACCCTGTGGCAGAAGGTGCTCGACCTGCTGCCATTCACCATCATCATCAAGAGGAAATCATGAGCAACAACATCACCCCCATGCCAGAGCGCCAGCTTTCCGTCCGCGAACAGGCGGAGCTCGAAGTCAAGAAAGAGCAGGCCGACAAGGCCAAGGGCTTGATGAAGGGGCTGCTGCGCCAGCGCGCGGCGACCGAGGCCGCCCTGAAGGGTATCGACCTGCAGATCGCAGACCTCGAGCAGCAGATTGCCGATGGAACTCTCTGACCACATCGTGCGCAGCGAGCCGATGGAGGTCCACTTCGCCGGCTTCAAGAGCACCACCTGGGAGCTGCAAAGATCTGGGTGGCGCCTGGCTGCGAATGAGGACTTCGTGCGCGGCAGGGTGCAGCTTCTCGCTCGCCACGAAGACGCCCAGCTGTACCTGGTGGCAGACGGTGTCTTCCACGAATACTCGATGCGCGGCCGAATCGGAGTGCGCGAGGCTCTGCCGGTTTTTATTGTGAGGCAGGTGGCGCGAGCCCTCGAGTGCGCGCGCGTGCATCTCGACTTTGCGCCGTTCAGGCCGATCGACGCCGAGCCGCGCTGGGAAGAGATCAAGCCTCGCCGCATCGAGGACTTCGCCCTGTTCGGCGCGCCTCTGGTGAAGACCGAGGAGATCATCATCGAGCCGCAGTCGGTGCAGGAATGCCTCGACATCATCCGAAAGCTGCAGGCGCCGGAGTTGGCCGAGATCCGCAAGCGTAACGCCCAGCGCGAGCGCGCACTCGAGGCAACCAAGTTCCACGCCCAGATCCTGACGCTGGCAGCATGACACCACAAAAAGCACTCGAGCTGGTCGGCGATTACGGCCGCCTGACCCGGAAGATCAAGAGCCTCACTGAGCTGATCGGTGAGAGCCTGGAGGCCTGCCACGGTGTCGACGGAAAGCGCCTTGAGGTGGATGAGTGGGGTTGCCACAAGTACACGCGAGAGGTCGACAGAAAAGGCCGCGACAAGTCCACGCACCTGTGGTCTTGGTACAACGAACCAGCCGACCAACACGAGGACGGTGAGGCGATTTACGAGCGCATCGACGCCAGCAAGGCGGCGGTGTGCATCCACTGTTACAAGGCAAACACGGCCGTCCAGATGAGGCGCGACGCGCGCAGGAGGCTGGGGGTTGTCAAGGGAATCATGAGCAGGAGCTTCAAATGAGCACCATCACAATCACTTCAGATGTCAAGGCCGCGGTCATGGCCGGCGCAGCCAAGGCTGACGGCTTTGGCAAGACCAAGAGCGGCGGGCTGGGCGTCGAGTTCGACAGTTTCCGGGTCAGCTCATCAAGCGAGCGGTTCTTTGGGCCGACCTTCTTGCTGGTGGAGTTTCTTCGCAAGGGTGTCGTCATCGGATCGACCAGGATCGATGCCAACGTGCCCGGCGGCGACACCGTTCAAATGACCGGCGTCGAGGGCATGCTCGAGCTGAAGATCGCCTGGCCATGAGTACCTACCGCGAAGAGTCCGAGAAGGCCAAGGCCGCGCGCCGCGAGCCGGCACCAGACAAGATGGCCAACGTACCCAGCAAGAAGCGCAGGCCGCGGCCTGTGATGCGCTGGGGCGTCTTCCGCCAGAAGGTTGGCAACGACCCGCTGGCGGCCGTCTTTTTCGGCAGCAAGCCATGGTGCGAGTTCGAGACCAAGGAGCAGGCCGAGGCATGGGTCGAAAAGCGCCTGCGCAGTGTCCATGTGTCGGAGAATTCCGACCGGACCATCCAGGAAGAGGTTGAGAAAACGCGGGCCCGCTGGGCCATCAAGGAGTTGAAGTGAGCACCAAAGAAGAGCGCCTGGCCCACGCCAACGAGCTGATCTGCATCATCGCCAGGCACGGCCGGCGGTTCTTTTTCACGACCCGGTTCCACTCGGAGCGCTTCAGCGGGGTCTGGGAGTCGCCGGCCGGTCGCGTGGCCATGTTGGTTTTGCGCAACGGTCGGGTGTACCACTTCGATGAGTACACCGGCAAGACCATCTACACTCACTGGACCCCATTCGGGAATAGGTGGCGCGGCTTCTCGCACGGAGGCACGCTGCGCTGCCTGGTCGAGAAGATGCGCGACTACGTGATGAAGGGTGAGCAGATCCACATCGACTTCATCGCGCCAACCATGATCGACGGCAAGAGCGATCTGTGGGGCTACGGCCGCGAGGCCGCTTACAACGTGAGACTGGAGGCGGCCAAGCTGCCCATCATCAAGAGCTGAACATGCAAAACATCGAACACGACTACCTCCACCTGATCTCCTACATCGCCGCCCATGGCCGGGAAAAAGGCGACCGCACTGGCACCGGCACGCGACAGATCTTCGGCGCCCAGCTGCGCCAAGATCTGAGCAAAGGCTTCCCGCTGCTGACCACCAAGAAGGTCCACTTCCGCAGCGTACTGGCCGAGTTGTTGTGGTTCCTATCTGGCTCCACCAACGCAAAAGAACTGCAGGCCCTGGGCTGCACGATCTGGGACGAGTGGGCCCGAGAGGATGGCGACCTGGGCCCGATCTACGGCAAGCAGTGGCGCGCCTGGACCACGTCACAGGTCACCAAGGTGCGGTCAGAAATCGCCCAGGGCGGTGGCGCCTTTGTGGAGATGGACTTCGTCCACGTCGACCAGATCACCTCGGTGATCGACAGCATCCGCCGCGACCCCAACGGCCGCCGGCACATCGTCAGCGCATGGAACGTGGGTGACCTGGACAAGATGGCCCTGGCCCCGTGCCACGCCCTCTTCCAGTTCGATGTGACCGATGGGCGGCTGAGCTGTCAGCTGTACCAGCGCAGCTGCGACATGTTCCTGGGTGTACCCTTCAACATCGCCAGCTACGCGCTGCTCACGCACATGGTGGCGCAGCAGTGCGACCTCGAGGTGGGCGACTTCATTTGGGCCGGCGGGGACTCGCACGTCTACAAAAACCACTTCGACCAGGTGAAGGAGCAGTGCAGCCGCGAGCCGCGCGATCTGCCGCAACTGAAGATCAAGCACAAGCCCCGCTCCATCTTCGACTACCGCATTGAGGACTTCGAGCTGGTTGGCTACGAGCCGCACGCCTCGATCAAGGCGCCGGTGGCCGTATGACACCAAAGAAGAACCCACAAGAAGGCACTCACTCGGTCAGGACAATCCTGCCAGTGAAGAGGTCGCTCATCGACGCGGTGCTGGGCCCGCCTCAGCCGCTCAAGCGCAAGCCTCCAAGGCCCCCATCCAGCGGGGCGGGGGTGACCCGAGGCGCGCCGAACCGCAAGCACCCAGACGAGGTGATCCTGGAGATCAGGCGGATGCGTGAGTTTGAGGGGGCGAAGGTGGCAACTATCGTTGACGCACTCGAGGCGAAGGGGCACATCGTCACCGGCTCCCACGTTGAGTCGTGCATCAGATACGCAAATGCAGGAAGCCTGGTTCCCAACGAGAAGCACGGGCCGTACATCTAATCCCGCACAACTTTGTCGGGTAATGTCGATCTCGCTTTGAAGTTTCTGTTGTTGCTGCAATAATTACTTCACAGCAACAGGAGATTGACATGTACGAAGGTCATCACAGCGACGGGTCAGGAGTTCAGAAGCACAGTGCCGGTGGGTTGTACCCCTACGTCATCGGCATCCGTGAGCGGCTCCGGGATGATGGCTCGTTTTTGCGGACGCACTTTGTGACCGGACCGAAGTGCGTCTACTTTGAGTGCCCGACCGACGTCGAGGCTGTGGCCCACGCTGAGTTCTTGCTTGGCCGCCGGCCCAACCAGATCCAACAGGCGAGCAACCAGTGGCAGGCCTACCAGGCCAGCCGCGCCGCCCACTGATGACGCAGCGGTCTGCCTGGCGCGCCGGGCAGCTCGATGTGAATCACACATCTACAACCTTTTTTTTGAAAGCGCCATCATGCAAGACATCGCCATCTACGCCCGCCTCAACGCCGAAGCCACCGAGCGCGCCATCCCACAAGAGGTCGCCAAGGGCAAGCACGTCGTCGCGCACTACGAGGGTCTGGCCTTCTTTGGCCACAAGGCTTTCGACACCCGCGCCGAGGCCGAGACCTTCGCCGCCGACCTGAACAAGCAGCTGGGCGTCACCACCAAGATCTACTCGCCCCAGGGTGAGGGCTCTGGCTGCGCCGAGAAGCAAACCGAGGCCGCCCTGGCCTAAGCGAAGACCGCCGGCTCCGGCCGGCCCCCCATCAGGAGTTCAACATGATCGAGTTCTTCGAGGAGCGCGCACGCGCACTCGTCAGGGAGGCCAATGAGAATGGCCTGACTTTGACCATCGAGGCGAAGCCACTGCGCCCGCTGGCCATGGGCCACGTCGAGCACGACATCACCGTGCGCGACAGCCTAGCCACCTTCCGTGCCGGCGGTCGCCCGGCGCCGCGCGAGGTGTGGCTGTGGTGGTATGACGGCGACGATCGGTGTCAGTCCGCCAGCAGCGAGGGCAAGGCTCACGCCGCAGCCATCTTCGACATCGAAGGCGAGTGCGCGCCAGGCGAGTCCCGTGAGTACCTGGTCTGCCTTGGCAAAAGCCCTGTCGAAAACCTGGCGACGTCAAAGCGGCTCGGCAGCAACCTGATCGAGCAGCTGGATATGTGGGCCGGCGAGGACACGGGTGCAGATGATGAGGTGCTCAGCTTCTCGGAGGAGGATGCCACCGACCTGAAGCGCCTGGTGGTCGAGTTCGTCCGAGCTCGCGCCAAGGTCTGCTACTGGATCGCCGACGACAAGGCCGCCACCAAACACACCCACACCGTGCCCTACGAAGTCGACCGCAAAAAGCCGGACGACACCGAGGGCGGAACAACAGACTGAAGAAAGAAGACATGAGCAGTATTGGAGCAATCGCATCTGACGCGAAAACAAAATTCGCCAAAGGCCGCAACCCCTTCACCGGCGAGAAGGCCGACGAGATCGACATCAAGTCCCTGGTCATCGTTGATGACCCGCTGCCGGATCGCAAGCGCGCACCCAAGTTCAAGTACGACGAGGTCTTCAAAAAGATGAAGGTCGGCCAGGCGATCAAGTGCAAGACCAGCGAAGTGGCCAAGGTCGACCAGGCGCTGCGCGGCTACCTCAGGCGCCACAATGTCGACGGCCGCGTGAAGTCCACGAAGGACTACGGCGATGGCCTGGCCCGCGTCTGGCTGCTGAGCACCAAGGGGTGAGGCATTGAAGTGCCCGATCTGCGGGACGTCCGGCTCCAGTGTGATCTCCACCAGGGGCTGGCAATCCGACACCATGCTTCAGCGCCGACGCGAGTGCTTCAATGGCCACCGGTACACTACCTACGAGGTGAGCGACAGGCTGGCCAAGACCTTGGCGAAGCACTCGGCCACATCCGCCGCCGCGATCCAGAAGCGCGGCAGTCAGTGGAAACGAGACCGGCGAATCATGAAGTCGATCAAGGGCGGCAGGCTGCTGTCCGAGGTGGCCGCCGAGTTCGGCCTGGCATCAAACACCGTGAGCTGGATCGTCAAGAGGGTCGATCCAGAGTTCAACGCAAGGTCACACGGCCAAAGGGTAAAGATTGAGCGAGCAGCAAAAAAGCAAGGTCAATGACCAGTATGGCGTGGCGGTGGCCCGTGACTATGACTGGCTCCCCATCACCGACGCGACGCCGCGAGGCGCCAAGCTGCAGCTACTGACGCGCCATGGCGTGGCGGTGTATGGCCAGCTGTCTGCCGGCAACATGAAGGACTTCCTGGCCTGGGCGCCCTGCCCTGATGTGCCAGGCTGGCTCAAGCGTCTGCTTTTGCCAAGTCCTGCGCGATGAGGTCGAGGGCCCACTTGGCGGCCCCGATCTTCCATGGGCGCATCGTCGGGCTGGAGGCGATGTCGCCCAGGCGGTGGATCATCCGCACCTGGGCCTGCGAGAAGTAGGCCTCCTTCTTCTCGGCATCGTTCTTACCCTGGTCGAGCCAGGTGTGGCAGTGGTAGCAGGCGAAGACGCCGGTGTGGTCGTCGGCCTTGTAGCCCATGCCTTTGCCGCCGGCCAGAGAGTTCATGTGCGCCAGCACCGTGGTCTCGCTGTCATGCCTGCAGATGCCCGGGATCATGACGGTGCAGTCCTCGCCGCTGGCCAGGTCGCGGAAGTTCTGGTTCCTGGAGGATGGATTCTTCGGGATCACTGAGACCACCCGTCACCCATGCGCGCCACGTCGACATCAAGGCCCGTCTTTAAGTCGAACTCCATCGCCACCTTGACCGCCTCCTCCGGCGTCTTGCCCAGGTGCATCGCTGCCAGGGCGAAGTCCCTGCCGGAGCCGACAGCGTAGAAATTCGTCAGGATCTGCAGCCACTGCGTGCCGCACAGCTCGAAGGCCATGTGAGGTGCGTGCGGGTTACACAGGATCATTGCCGGGCAGTTCTTGTCCTCCTGGTAATCGGGGTATCCGAGCTCCAGGATCTGGGCAATCTCCATGTCCTTGATGCGCCGGTAATACTCGACCACCTGGTGGAGAGATCCGGCGCCACCAAGGATGAAGCCGCTGGCTCTGAACAGCTTCTTCGCCGGCATCTTGAGCCCGACGGTGTCCACGCTGAGCGTGTCGGTGGCCAGCATACCCGGCCGCCATGCGATGGTTGTCATCGAAGAATCCTTGAGACGGTCGCCTCCGTCATCGAGTCGATCTGCTCGAGGAGGGACAGGGTTGCTGCGATCTGCGTGCGCAGCTTCTTGTTGAGCGGTCGACGGCCATCACCCCTGCAGTGCGGACAGGCCTTGTGCGACAGCGATGGAGTGCCTGGCTGGACGAGGTAGCCGCGACCCTTGCAGTGCGAGCACGTCGGATTGAGGTGCATCAGCAGCGAGTCGGTGGCCACCTTGTCGATGGATCGCTCATCCAGGGCCCAGCGCCTCTTCGCGTCGAGCTCTCGCACCACGGATAGCACAGATGCCTTGGCTGCATGCCAGGCCTCCGGGCTGCCAACAAGGTAGAGGTGCAGCATGTCACTCGTCACCGAGGAGTTGCGCGACGCCATGCCCAGGGCGATGACGTGATCCACCGGCGTGCGACGCTCGAGGTCAAAGGTGAGGTTTGACGTGGCCACCGCGGTGGCCAGGCGCTCGAGCCTGGATGGGCGATCGTCGTTCACCGGCGAACCTCGGCGACCTCAATGCCGTGGATGGCCAGCATCAAGTGACGCTTGATCTGGTATGCCTCGGTCTTGAATCCCTTGGCGTCCTCGACGATCGTGTTGCCAAGATGATCGACATACCGAAAGTCCGCGATGTAGCGGAGCGCCGGCTTGGCGCGCGCGGCGCCGGTGTACTTCACCGATGGCGCCAGCTCAAACTTCGGCTGCAGCTCCAGGCTGGTGATGTGGCCGGCGCGCTCCAGCAGCTTGAGCTCGCTGTACCTGCGGGCTTCGGCCAGACTGGCAAAGGTGATGCCGTCGATCTGGGTCTTCTTGGCCCCGTACTTCGAGGCCACGCGGCGCACCGTCATTCGCCCTTGACGGCCTGGTCGACCGCAACGCTGGGGCGGAACACCGCGACATTGCGCGGTGGGACAACGACATTCTCGCCAGTGTGCAGGTTGCGCGCCTTTTTGGCCCCGCGCTGGGAAACAAACAGCTTTCCCAGGCCGAACAGGTGGACCGGCCGACCATTGCGCAGCGCTGAGGTGACTGTGGAGAGGACGGATTCAAGGACGTGCCGGACGGTCTGCTGGGGGACGCCGGTGTCGGTGGAGACCTCTTTGATGAGCTCGTGTTTCAGCATGTGAATGCCTCGTGGTTTTGGTGCGGCATTCTACCCATCTCACAACACAAAGTGTTGCGCAAAGCACGAAAAGTTTGCCCAAGGATCAGTCGTACAGCTTGACCCAGCTACAGTTCGGTTTTGGTGGGTAGTCCTTCCCAGAGGAGGCCTTATAGCCCTTGCACCAGTTCAGTATCGTCACGCCGCCAACGCCAAAGAACTCAGCGGCGTCTTCGAGGGTTTCAAAGTCGACGCCTTTTACCGTCCACCTGATGGACCTGGATGTGTTTCTGCTGTTGACTTTTTTCGATACCCACCGGCAGTTCAGCGGGTCATAACCCTTGTCGTTGTCCTCCCGATCAATGGTTCCTCCATCAGGCCTCGGTCCCATGTCCATGAGAAAATTTTCAAACGAGCTCCACCTGTCGCAGACCTTGATGCCGCGGCCGCCGTATCGATGGTAGTTCGGGTGATCTGGGTTCTCGCATCTCGCCTTCATGGAGCACCAGGCGTGCCACTCTGGAGTGCCAGAGAGGCCGTGCGACAGCGGCCTTGACCTGGAGCATCCGCATGATGTTGATGCTCCGTGGCGAAGCGATGTGCGCTTGTATTCGCGAACAGATCCACAGTCGCACGCGCATGTGGCGTGAGTAGGGCTTGACTCATCAATCACAACTGTGAGCCTTCCAAATTTCTCGCCAGTCGCGAGCCTGCGTGGTGCGTTCATTTAGTCGTAGCGAAGAAGTTGATCGACGAGGTGCTTGACGCGGTCGCTTGTGAGGTCCGGTCGATTCAAAACTTTTTGTAGCGCAACGTCGATGACGTTTGAGTATAGCTTCTGAAAATCCTCCTCCGACATCTTTGCGAAGCTAATCGACTCAGCCTCCAAGCGAACCTCGCCTCGGATGTTGTAGTGCGCCGTGTAGTAGCCAGCCAGGATTGTCAGATCCTTGCGGAAGCGCTCGATGCTTGGCTGCACCTCTTCGCCCTTGTATCGTTTACGTGGCACACTCTCCGACCAGATGTCGAACAAAAACTTGACCAGAGAAAAGAATTTTTTATGGAAGAGCGGGTTGCGCATCTGCGTGATCTCGACCTTCACCGGCGAGCCGGTCTTGATCTTGGCCAGCTTGTCTCGATCCTCGTCAGCAAACGGGATGAGGCCGCCGGTGGGCGACTTGATGCAGGTGATCGTGCTCATTGCTCCGCCGGCTTGAAGCGCCAGCCCTCTCGGTCTGGCTGGCCCATGAACCACGGCTGCTGGCCGGGTGGCTCTGGCGTGATGCCAAGCTCATCCAGTCGCGCCTTGACGTCCTTTCCCAAGGTCGGAAACAGGACGAAGCCCTTCACCATGCCTGGCGACGACTCGCCACTCAGGTGCTGGCGAATGGCGTGTCGGGCCTGGTCAGGGTCAGTCTGAGCCATGCGCGCGTAGTGCGAGACCAGGCTCTCGTGGAGGGCCTGGTATGCGGCCGGCGCGCCATTGCCGAGTTGGGCCCAGTCGATGGCCGTCATGCCTGCATGAAGAAGTGGCAGTCCTGGCCGCGCACATAGGGCAGCGTGTAGACCTTGATCTGCTGCAGCGATTCGATGCCCAGCTTGCGGTCGGTGTCCATCTGGCGATGGCGCGCGCAGCTGTCTCGCCGCGGGCAGATGATGGGGATGGTCTTGGCCTCTCGGCCGGCGCAGCGCGGCTCTTGGATGTGGAGCAGTGTCTTCATTGGTTGGACGTCTGGGAACTTTGATTTCTGAGTGGCCAAGTCTCCTGTCGCCAGGAGTGCCGCGTTGATTATCTCTTCTCTCACATTGATGCCGGCGCGCACGCCGTCGAGAATGTCGTGAGCCTCGTGGCTCGAGATGCCGTCGATCATTTCCCGTGATCCTTTCTGGCCTGGGTGCGGTAGCTGTCCCAGTCGAAGGTGACCCATCGGGCGGTCTCGGTCATGCGGTCGTAGACGCGGTCGCCGACAAAGCGCTTGAAACCATCCTTGTCTTGGTTGGTCAACAGAATGCTTGGCTTCTGGTCGCGGTAGCGCCGGTCCATCACCTCGAATAACAGGGTGTGCTCAGACTCGGTGCCGTACTGCACGCCGATCTCGTCGAGCACCAGTAGCGGCAGCGTGCCCAGCTCAGCAATCACCTGCGACTCGGTGCGCTTCGAGTCCGCGCGCCAGGTCTCGCGGATCAACCGGATCATGCCCATGAACGTCATGTAGACGCCGACGTGGCGCGGCAGGATGCCCTTGAGAATGGCGGCCGCCAGATGGCTCTTGCCAGTGCCTTTGGCGCCAGAGAAGACCAGGCTCGAGCCGGTGGCGTGGTGGCTGTCGAAGCTCTTCACGTACTCCATGGCCACCTTGACGGCGTGCAGCTGGCCGTCGTTGGTGACGCGCCAGTTGTCAAAGTCCCGATCAAGGAACAGCTGCGGAATGGCGGTCTGATTCAGTAGGCGCTCGAGGTACTCGCGCTGCCGGGCGGCCTTGGCCTCGGCATCTTTGCGATCGCCTTCAGCGCGCTCGTCCTCCTTGCACCCGGGGCACGACGTCCAGATCTTCATGCGCCGACCCGTGGTGAAGCGGCGCCCGGTTGACACGTAGTTGCCGTGTTTGTCGCAGGTGATGGTCTTCTCGCCGAGGGGCTCGACCATGCTGGCCAGAAGCCGATCAATTGAAGTGGCCATGCTCGTCGATGCCGGTGGGTTTGTAGTTCATGCGAGCCAGGCTGCCTACCTGGTTGACTGGCGCCGACGGCGGCGCGAGGTAGCGCTCCTGGTTCAGGTAGACCAGCGGCGCAGGGATGAAGGCCCCGCCATCCTTGGACCAGTCGCGGCCGATCTTGCTGACCTGGACGTGGTTGATGATCTGCTCAGCCAGCGGCTCCAGCTTCGCCGCATTCCAGCGCGTCAGGCAGGCCTTCTTGTTGACCTTGCGCGGGCCAGTTGGGTATGCTGCCCAGAAGGCATCGAAGCCGGGGGTTTCAACCTTCTCCTTCTTGGGGGTGTTGGCCTTCAGGCGCTCAATCTCTTTGCGCGCGGCCGCGAGCTGGCGCCCGGCGTCGACGGCGTAGGTCCGCCACTCACCAAGGCCCGCCTCGAGGTACTCGATCTTGTCGATCACGTCATTTAGCAGAACCAACTTCCTGGGCTCTTGGTAGGCCGTCGGATCGACGGTGACGCAGTCATTGCTGGTTGGGTGCAGGTATGCAACGACCTGAAGGTCTTTGCCGATTTTCAATTCCATTGTGTTGCTCATGCGTCCTTCCGCGTCTATGCTTGAGATTTTTTTGGAGCGACGGCGATGCGGCTCCTTGAGGCGGGCGCCGTCCTGGAGTTGCTCCAGGCTCTGGATTCTACAGCAACTTTCTGTTGCGTTGCCAACCGTTTCTCCGTGCGCCAAGCTAACGACGCTCAATACAGCGGAGGCGGTGATGAAAGTTGGACAACAGATCCAGGTGAGGATGGAGCAGTTGGGGTGTCGGTGAATGAGTTGGCCAGGCGCGTTGGCGTCTCTGGTCAGGCAGTTCGGCACTGGGTATCCGGTCGATCGCTTCCCGGGAAGCGCCATGTTCCGGCTCTCTCTGCGGCTACCCGATGCTCGGTGTTGCTGCCACGCAACAGCTCGCGAAAAAATTGTTGGCATAAGAAAAAGCTGTTTATACTTCAGCCTGTGTCCTGTTCTGGTGTGGCGTGTGCCAGGGGCGAAAGCCCCAACTCCTGACCAGACCGTTGCATCTGGAACGCGCTGAAGCAACCGACTGGCCCGCGTAACGGGCCTTCACCAAGGCGTCTTCAACGAGGGCTTCTTGGTGAACAATGGGTGCGACCTGGACGCAAGGCGAAAGCCCCATGTCCCTCCGAGCCGTAGGTGGAGATGCGGTACATACTCAAGATGGCTAGTCGGCGCCTGCCCAGTTTTTTGGGGTGTCGACATGCGCAAACCCGGGTCGCTTAAAGCATTTTCGGGGAATCTTGGGGCTCCACTTGATGACCTGCTGATGCAGGGTCATCAAGCGTGTTGGTTGGTGCTATGCATGCCGGGTGGTTAGCCATCACCTGCCCGGCGGTCTGAGCCAGCCAACACACTTGATGATCAACCGTGTGCGTCTTGAAGCGCACGCGGCCGCGCCTGGAGTGTGTTGAAGCACGGCGCCGTTCAAGCGGTGCAGAGTCGGTTTGATTCCGGCCTGGCGTATCAAAGAGTGCAGTGCAAGATAGCGGAGACGCGAAAGGACAGTGCCGATTCGTCGGACAGGGCCGAGTAACCTACGAACCGCGATTCATGCCAGGCACGCCGGCAAGGCCCAAGGCTCTGGGGCAGAGAGGATTGAAAAACTCTCCTTGGTGACCTGCCTCGGCAGGGCCATCAAGCGTGGTGACTGCAATGTGTTTTGCGGGTGTGTAAGCCTAACAGCCGCCCGCACTTCTTCGGCAGTCATCACACTTGATGGCGGTACAGTGCATCGAAGGCACCTCTCAGCGATTGGCCGATCTGTCGTCAAGGCAGCGCCCAGCATCTCTTCACAACGGGTGTAGCTGAGCGGTTGAGTCGGTAGGCGCACTCCCTGCCGCCATCTGTGGCATGAGTACAGCGCCACAAGCTGGCTCTGACACCCCGGAAAGACGGGGACCATCAAGACGGCGTACCTACCAAGTGCCGGGAACCGCAACATCAGGTCCGGCTGCAAAAACGCATAGGCTACCTCGATAGGGCGCCGCCTTGATGGCTGCTGAAGTGGGGAGAACTGGTGTGCCGGCCGGCATAAAGAGGTTCGATTCCTCGCGTCCCGCCTCAACCAGCATCAACCATCAAGCGTGTCGACTGTGGCAGCCAGGTCGGGTTGTGAACGAGCCTGAGACCTGCCAACAACAACCAGTCGACACCCTTGATGGGGGTCGGTCAACAGGGCCGGGTAAATCACAGCCACCACACTGTGAGCCACCATCAACGACCAACGCGAAACCCTGCGCTATCAGCAGTCTGAGAAGCTGCGCCGTAAGGCTGGGTGACACCACGGAAAGACGTGGACCATCACACCAGCGGTAGCTCAATGTAAATGCACGGGGACGTGCGCCCGGCAGGGTTGATAGAGCAGGGCCGGCAGGCTGGGGATGCAGGTTTGAGTCCTGCCCGCTGATGTGATGGTGTAGTGCCTGGAGTTATCGACCAGGCGACACTTCCGCAACCCAGTCGATAAGGCAAGGGAGCGGTCTCGGGCGGCATACCTACCGGTGGATTTGGCCGGGCTGCATCATCAACCAACACACCCGGGCGACCGGGTTTTCTTTTGTGGTGCCGGCGCAACGCTGGCAATTTTTTTGTTGGTGCTCCAACTTTTTGTTGTACACTGCACTCACTCAACCACCACAGGAGTTACACATGGAAGAGCAAACCGCAGGCGGCGCCGAGCCGCAAAAAAACACCTTGATCGCGCTGGCGGTCAGGGATCTGACGCGCGTCGAGAAGGGCCTGGCCAAGCTGAAGGAGACCTACGGCAACGTGGTCTACGACGTGACCATCCCCAAGGGCATGGACCAGGCCAAGAAGGCCCGTGCCGTGATCCGCGAAGTGCGCTTCAAGGTCGAGCACATCCGCAAGGCCGAAGCGTCGCGCATCGCTGCCGCGCAGAAGACTTTGAACTCGGAGGCTGCTCGCATCACCGAGGCGATCAAACTCATCGAGACCCCGATCGATGCGCAGATCACGGCCGAGGAAGAGCGCAAGGAGCGCGAGAAGCAGGAGGCCGCCGAGAAGGAGCAAGCCCGCATCGACGGCATCCGCGCCCGCCTGGATGCGCTGCGCGCCCTGGGTGACATCGATCCGCGCTCGAGCGCTGCAATCCTGCGCGGCCAGGCCGACACACTGCAGAGCAAGGTCGTGACGACGCAGGACTTCGAGGAGTTCCTGGCCGAGGCGACGCACATCCGCGACACCGGCGCGGCCGCCCTGCTCCGTGAGGCGCAGCGCCTGGAGCTCGTGGCCGAAGAGGCTGAGAAGGCCCGAGCGCTTGAGAAGGAAATGGCCGAGGCTCGAGCTGAGATCGAGCGACTGAAGGCTCAACTGGCAGCCGCCTCCGGCGCTGCAGCGCCCGCCCCGACTCCTGTCGAGGCGCCTGCCGCAAGCCCGGCCGTCAGCGACGCCGCCGCCCAGGAGGATGCCGAGTGGGTTCCAGATGGCGTGATCGAAAGCCTGCACAAGGGTGAGCCGATCAACCCCGCAACCGAGTCTTGGGCTGCACAGGAAGCTGCGGCGCCCGCCCCCGCTGCCGAGTCGGCTGTGCAGTTCGCTGATCCGGCTCAGCTGGTGGATGACACGATCCCAAGCACCGACCGCATCGTCGCAGCTGTGGCCAGCTTCTTTGGCGTCGATGAGGCCGTGGCCAAGCGCTACATCGTCAAGGCTGGCGAAGACATCGCCTTTGGAGTCTGAGCATGTCAAACGCTTTGCAGTTGATCGAGGCCGACATCTACGGCCTTGCCCCGACCTTCAACAGCGTCCTGTCCGACCGCTCGATCAAGTTCGAGCGCGAGGCCGAGTTCGCGCTGCAGGTGCTGGGCAACAACGACTACGCACTGAAGCTGGCGGTCAGCAACCGCCAGTCGGTGGTGAACGCGGTGACCAACCTGGCAGCCATCGGGCTGTCGCTGAACCCAGCGAAGAAGCAGGCCTACCTGGTGCCGCGCGACGGCCGCATCTGCCTGGACATCAGCTACATCGGGCTCATAGAACTGGCCATCGCCAGCGGCTCGGTCAAGTGGGTCAAGGCGGAGCTGGTGCGCCGGGCGGACGTCTTCCGCATGAACGGAATCGACAAGCTGCCAACGCACGACTTCGAGCCATTCGGTGACGGCCGAGGCCAGATCATCGGCGTGTACTGCGTGGCCAAGACCGCTGATGGCGACTACCTCACCGACACCATGTCGATTACCGACGTCTATGACATCCGCGATCGATCCTCGGCATGGAAGGCCTGGATCGACAAGCAGAAGAAGTGCCCGTGGGTTACCGACGAGGGAGAGATGATCAAGAAGACGATCATCAAGCGCGCGTCGAAGATGTGGCCCAAGACCGATCGCTTGGACCAGGCCATTCACCACCTCAACGTCGATGGCGAAGAGGGTCTGGTGGGTGATGATGCGCCGCCGCAAAAGATCGTTTTTGACCTGAAGGCATTCACCGAACAGGTCGAGAACTCGAAGACGGTAAAGGATCTCGAGGCCGTTTGGCGCAAGGGTGCCAAGGCCGCAGAAGAGGCTCGCGACAAGGGTGGCTACACCGCATTCAAGCAGGCCGTGATGAGCAAGAAGGTGAAGCTGGAGGCTACCGATGTCTGATATTGTTCAGGGCTCCGATGCCTGGTTTGCTGATCGTGCTGGGTATGCGAGCGCGTCGCGGTACGGCGACATCATGACCAAGGGTCGCGGCGGCGCTCCATCTGTGACGCGCCAGAAGTACATCGATCACCTGGCCACCGAGATCCTCACCGGCAAGCCGCTTGTCAAGGGTGGCAAGTCGGCGGCCATGGATCGTGGTGTCGAGCGTGAGCCGTTCGCGCGGATGGCCTTCGAGGCTGAGACCGGCAAGATCGTCCAGGAGGTAGGCTTCATGAAGCATGCCTTCCTTAGGTGCGGTGCGTCGCCGGATGGCATCATCCTGGGCGAGAAATCCGGCCTTGAGATCAAGAGCCCGGATGCCGACACACACCTGCGCTACCTTGACCTGGTCGACCAGCCACCTGACGAATACGAGTGGCAAGTTCATGGCGGCATGTATGTCACCGGCAACGACCGCTGGTACTTCGTCAGCTGGAACCCCGACTTCCCGCCAGAGCTGCAGCTGCACATCGTGGTGGTCAAGCGGGACGAGAAGCGACTCTCCGAACTGCACACTGAGATGACTCGCTTCCTGGGTGAGGTGAAGTCCAAGGTCGATGCGATGCAGGGGCGCGCCGAGAAGATTCGCCGCATCATCGAGGCCCGCAAATGAGCGCCCGCTTCGACGGTTCGGACTACAACCCAGCCCGAGATGATGTGCGACTCACGGGGCAGCTGCTCCGTGTGTGGAATGTGATGAGTGGCGGCACATGGAAGACGCTGGACCAGATCTCCAGGGAGACCGGAGATCCTGCAGCCAGTATCAGCGCCCAGCTTCGTCACCTGCGCAAGCAGCGATTCGGCGGCCACGCCGTCGAAAAGGAATACATGGGCAACGGACTCTACCGTTACCGCGTCATTGTCAACAAAGAGGAGTTCGTTCGATGAACCAGAAAAAAGCCAAAGCACTGCGCCGCATGGCGCGCGAAGAGATGGCTGGCGACAAGCACGTCGTCGATCGCGAGCTGAAGGTGGCCAAGGTCAAGGGCCACTACCGCGTCGTCAACGAGCCGCTGAGCGTGCGCTCGATGCATCTGCAGCTCAAGAAGGCCTACAAGAACGCGCAGCGCACCGGGGTGCTGGCGTGAGTAAGGTGTCCGAAGCCAAGGCCGCGTGCGGCTACAAGGACAAAGCCTTGCTGCCGGTGTGCTCTAACTGCCTTGAGTTCTCGACCGAGTTGGCGTTGCCAACCTGGATGCAGAAGCGCAACGCCGCGAGCGCTCAGCAGCAATTCAGCGTCAAGATCCACGGAGTGGAGAAAAATCTGCGCTGCAAGCTGCACGGCTTCGCAGTGAAAAGGATGGGCTCGTGCAACAACTACCGGCAGCTGAAATCATGAGCAAGGCCGACGCCGAGCAGGCAAAACACTACCGGGAGCGGATCGAGCAGATGCTCAAGACGGTCCCGCCAAGCGTCAACAACGGGTCGTACCAACGCTCCGTTGCCTACAAGGACGCAGTCGACAAGGCCAACAAGGCCCTGAAGGCACCGAACAGTCTGGCCAAGCTGTCGAATGCCTGCAATCTCTTGGCTGGTTTTTACTAAAGGAATTGTCATGGCGCAATTGATTGGACTGGGGCGCATCGGCCGCGATGTCGAGCTCCGCTACACCGCGAACAACGACGCAGTCGCGAACGTCTCGCTGGCATTCAACTACGGCCGCAAGGGAGAAGACGGCAACAAGCCCACACAGTGGGTCGAAGCCTCCATCTGGAACAAGCGCGCTGAAGCCCTGGCCCAGTACCTGCTCAAGGGCACGCAGGTGTTCGTCGTGATCGACGACGTTCACATCGAGACCTATGAGACGCGCGACGGCGCCACCGGCACCAAAATGGTTGGAGCCATTTCAAACATCGAGTTCGCCAGCTCGCCGCAGCAGGGTGGGCAGGGTGGCGATTCCCGTGGGAGCTCCGGGAATTCCCCGCGGGGAACTGGGAACGGTGGCCAACAGCGCCAGCAGGTCAACCAGGGTGGCCGTGGTGGCTACGGTGGCGGCCAGCAAGGCGGCGCACCGCGGCAGGGCCAGCAGCGCCAGGCTCCGCAGCAGCGCCAGGCTCCTGCGGCGGATGGGTTCGATGACTCGGAAGATATACCTTTTTAATCATTGATGCGTCAATGAAAGCCTGCACCAAGTGCCTTTGCGAAAAGCCGCTTGATGCGTTCTATGCCTTCGCCAAGTCTTCCGACGGGAAGATGGCGAAGTGCAAGGAATGCACAAAGGCAGATGTCAAGGCGAACAGAGAGGCTCGTAAGGACTACTACCAGGCCTATGACCGCAAGCGCGGCAAGAACCCAGATCGGGTTGCTGCCCGCCTGGCGTATCAAGAGACAAATGCTTATCGAGAATCTGTTGCGCAGGCTAAGAAGAAGTGGGCCGCGAGCAACAGAGTACGACGCAAGGCCCAGATCGCCGTCAACAACGCCATCCGCGACGGCCGCCTCACCAAGCAGCCATGCCACATCTGCGGCGAGCTCGAGGTCGAGGGTCACCACCCGGACTACAGCGCGCCGCTCGATGTCGTCTGGCTCTGCACGAAGCACCACGCTCAGCTCCACGAGGAGCACCGCGAGTACGAACGACAGTTGTCCATGAGCAACAAACCGCTCACAGATCAACAAATTGTTGTACACTGAACACCTCATCAACTTCAGGAGAAATCCATGGGAACCTTGAACAAGGGCTCATTCCTGGCGGCGGCAGCTGCCATGATGGGCATCGGCGCCCTGCCGGCGCTCAAATTCGGCGCACCCCCGCTGCCGATGGACTACACCGGCAGCCGCTCCCGCAGCCGCACCCCTGGCAAGCCCCGGCACGCTGGCGCCAAGCTGGTGCGCCAGGCCGAGAAGCGCCGCGTCGGAATCGCCACCATCCGCTGAATCATCATGACCACTGAAACACCCCAATTCTTTGCCGCCGACATGGCCACCGCCTCAGCCGACGGCTTCCGCTCCGGCTTGGCCGCAGCCCTCACCAACTTCGATCGCGTCTCCGCCTGGCTGGCCACGGCCGGCAAGGAGAAGACAAAGGAAAACCTGTCGGTCCAGACGGGCTGCCACATCGAAGAGTTCACCGAGTTCCTGCGCGCCATCTCTCTGGGCTCGCCGACCGGCGCCATCTCGAACGTGCTGATCGAGGCGGCCATGATCCTGGACCTGGTGGCCACGGGCCTGAAGCAGGGGCAGTTCTCGGTCGAGTTCCACGATCGCGAGGCCATCCTCGACGCGCTGTGCGACTTGGATGTGACCGGCAACGGCGTAGCCTACTTCGCCGGCTTCGACAAGAACAAGGCCGACAAGAAGGTGCTGGACGCCAATGACGACAAGTTCGTCGACGGCGTGCCGGTGATCCTGCCAGGCGGGAAGATCGGCAAGCGCCCAGGATGGGAGGCGCCGAGTCTGGCGGACTGCGTCTGATGTTCCGCAGCCTGCAAGAGCCGCCGAAGCTGGACGGGAGCCCCAAGAGCGACCGTCCGCTGAAGCAGTGCTCGACGCCGGGCTGCGGTCCCAAAGACCCGTCCGGCGGCATCGAGCTGTCCCCAACCAAGTGGGTCTGCGCCAGCTGCTGGCGCGCCCGGAAAGCGAAATCAAGATGATGTCTTACCCATCTGTTGCGAAAGAGCAACGCAAGCACAGCCACTACTTCAAGAGCGTCGAGCACCTGAAGACCATCGACGTCTACCGCGTGCTCGAGCTGTTCGCGATCACCGACCAGAAGCTGGGCCACGCCATCAAGAAGCTGCTGGTGGCCGGCGGCCGGGGGCACAAGGACGTCGACAAGGACATCCAGGAGGCGATCGACACACTGCACCGCTGGCAGGAGATGCGCGCCGAGGACGCTGCAAAACTGCAGGCCGGCACCGCCAAACTGTTCGGCATCGACCTGGCCGCTGGTCCAGACCTCACTGGGATCAGCGTCATTGGCTCACCCGGGTTGGGCAACATCCAACTCACCAAGGCGGCGCCGCGCAACCAGATCCTGGCCGCGCCGTGGGTCAACGTGATGGGCTTCACGTCGAAGCCGACCGAGGTGCTGGACGACCAGTTGGTGAAGGTGAAGTACCGCTCCGGCGGCGAGGACATCAAGGCCGCGCGCGACGTCGCCTGGCGCGGCGTGACCGCATACCAGGTGTTCAACCTCGGCTGAAAACGGTTGGCGCAAAAACAACAATCTGTTCTTGCGCCAACTTTTTCTGCTACAGTAAAGGCTCGTTTTTCAGGAGTTTCAAATGGACGAGAAGACGTTCAACGAGGCGGTTGAGTTTGGCGCCAAGGCTCACGAGCAGAAGCTCGCGATGCAGGAGCGCCTGCAGAAAATCATCAAGAAAGAAGGCTAAACATGTTCAAAAATCTGCGCATCTACTCCCTGGGTGCCAACGGCATCAACATCGAGGCGCTCGAGCAAGGCCTGATCGCATTCGTGCCGGCCGGCAAGTCGCAGGAAAAGTCGTCCGGCTTCGTGTCGCCGCGCCATGAGGGCCATGGACTTCTCATCGAGAGCGTGGGTGGCCAGGCGATCCTGGAGTACCGCATCGAGACGCGCGCCGTGCCGACTGACGAGGTCCGCCGCAAGGCTGACGAGATGGCTACCAACATCGAGCAGCAGACCGGCCGCAAGCCCGGGAAGAAGGAGATGCGCGACATCCGCGAGGACGCAAAGCTGCAGCTGCTGCCGAACGCCTTCTCGAAGTTTGCATCTGTCAAGGTGTGGATCGACATCGATGGCGGAATGCTGTACCTGGATGCATCGAACCAGGGCCGTGCAGACGAGGTGATCACCGCCCTGGTGGCGGCCGACGCAAACTTCGCGCCGCGCATGCTCAACACCAACACCACGCCGCAGAGCGCCATGGCGTCGTGGCTGCTGGATGGAGAGTCCCAGGACGAGTTCCAGATCGAGCAGGAGTGCGAACTCAAGTCGACCGGTGAAGACCGGGCGGTGGTGAAGTACAACCGCCACAGCCTGGACATCGATGAGATCAAGGACCACATCAAGCAGGGCAAGCTGCCGACGAAGCTGGCCCTGAACTGGCAGGGCCGCGTGGTGTTCACGCTGACCGAGTCCATGGTGCTGAAGAAGGTCGACTACCTCGAGACCGTGTTCGATGGCGTGAGCAAGGAAGACAAGTCTAGCTTCGATGCTGATGTGACCATCGCCACCGGTGAGTTGCGCCGGTTGGTGCCCAACCTGATCGAGGTCTTGGGCGGCGAGCTCAAGGAGCTGGGCGGTGAGGGCAGCTGACTGTTGCGGTTGGCACCGCAAGACGGTGCCCGAATGCCTGGACTTCAAGGTCGGCGATGAGGTGGAAACGCCTTACGCCGGCCAGTGGACCAGGCACCGCATCACAGCCAGGTTCCGAACGAAGTATTCTCAGAGCAAGGTGGTCTACGTCGTTGATCCGCCGGTTCACATGTCCACGCAGATCAACGGCGGAAAAATTGATGCGGCCTGGTTTCGCAAGCCAACAGAACCCGCGCCGGCCGGTAGCCGGTGATTCACGAAAGCAAGCAATGAGCAACATCATCAACCCCGAGGTCGGCAACAAGGTGTGGTATTTCCACGACGAAAATGCCACGTTCCTGCAAGGCGAGCAGCCCAAGGTCATCAAAGCATCGCAGGCCATGGATGCGACTGTGGTCTACGTCTGGAACGACCGGATGGTCAACCTCGATGTCACCGACCACGTTGGCAATCGATTTGCCATCAACAGTGTTCCCCTGGTGCAGCCCAGTGATGTCCACCTGATGGGTAGCTACTGCAAGTGGCCGGACAGCCATGAGCGCAAGCAAGCCGCGGTCGACGCGATCGATGAGGCTCAGACCAGCATCCAGAAACTACTCGATGAGATGATGGGTGTCTCCAAGGATGATGAGTCGGATGAGCACGAGATTGCTCTGGCTGAGCAGCTGGCCGATACGAACGAAGACTATCTGTCGAACATTGTGGAGGTCGATGGCGAGAAGTTCATGGTCTCCGTCTTCCGCGTGCGAGACATCACCGCGAATGCCTCCCTTGCATTCACAACGCAGCACCTCAAGGCTCGAGAAGAGGCTGGCATCGATGACGGTGGCGTCAACGAGATTGATGTCGGGGCCATGGTGGCCGCAGCAGGCTGCAAGAAGATTGGCGCCGAGATGTCTGCCTGCCATGGCGAGCTCGATGGTGAGCCATACGGGACCATCATCTTCAACACCTCCAACCCGGGCCCAGCCTCGCTGTTCGAGGCCGTCAGAGCGTGCGTCAGGATGCATGGCGCGCCACTCCATAAGGCGAAGCTGTGATGACGCGGCAGCGCGGCGGACTCGGGATCGAGGTCGCAACCATCCTGGGCGTAATAATCGGCGTGGTTTTCATCACTACAACAATGGTGAGAGCCGTGGATGAACACGCCTGCGAGGACAAGTGGAAGGACTCAGGCATGAAGGCTGAGTACCGGTGGGGCGCCGGCTGCATGGTGCAGAAGTCGGATGGGCGGTGGCTGCCGGCAAGCGCTATTCGAGAAGCCGGCAACTGACGTGATCGCCACGCCTGCAGCTGCATCCCTGTCCCTCGAGGAGGCGGCCGCCTTCCTCGGGGTTCATCCCGTCACGCTGCAGGCCATAGCCAATTCGGGCCAGGTGCGCGGCCGTGGTCGCGAGACGAATCAGCCACACAAACAGCCACACGTAATCGTTGGCAGGTCTGTAGAATCGGCGATGCTATTTGTCGCCATTCTTTTTATCGCCTTCTGCCTGGCCATTGGCCACATGCACGAAGACCTCTGGAAGCTACTGCTGGTAGGAGCGTGGGCCGGGATGGCGCTGATGGCCATCGGGGCCACGCTCTACTCAGCCTTCCTGCTTCTCGCGTAGCGCCTCGGCTGCGCGGTTGAGGCGGGCCATCACCGCGGTGATGCGCTCCTCGACAGCCTTCACCTGCTCGCGCGGCGCGCCGGCCTTCACCAGCTCACGCTTCTCGCTGCGCAGGCGCTGGATCTGGCGCTCGGCCTGGTTGGCCACTGTGATCAGGTAGGCCTCGCTGCTGTTGCGGCGCAGCTCGGCAGCTTCGGCGCGCTTGCCATCCTTCTCCAGGCCCTTGATCTCGGTCTCGAGCTTGTTCAGGCGCTCGGTGTTGGCATAGAAGGCGGCGCCCTCGCTGGCCTGACTCTTCGCGTCGCCAACGAAGCGGCCAACCAGCGGCACCTTGTAGGTCGGCAGGTCTTCGCCGCGCGCCGTGGCCAGCACGGTCTGTTCCACCTTGGACAGTTCACGGCCGACGCCGCCGGTGACCTGGCCCAGCAGGTAGTCGATCTGGTCCGGGGTTGGGCTGAACACGCCGGCCACGTACTTGTTGCCGCCGGACAGGGTGTTGATGCCTTCAGACAGGAGCTTGGCGATGGAGCTAGCGGTGTCACGGCCCAGGGCGTGGCCGGGGATTGCCGGGTTTCTTGACTCGCGAGCGATCGGCTTTCCAGTCCAGTCACGGTTCTCGGTCAGCGCCACCAGCGGGTCCAGCGCGGTGGGCGCCAGGGTCTGCATGGACAGGCCCGAGTTGCCGATCGGGTTGAACGTGTCGGCGAACAGGCTGGCCAGCGACAGTGCGCGCTCGTGCGGATCTTTGAAGCCGCTCAGTGCGAACTCGGTGGCGATGCGGCCGATGTTGGGGATCACATGGAATCCCAGGGGCATCGGGATCGTGAGGTACTTCTTGCCACCAATCGGGATGATCAGGCCGCGCTCGCGGGCGAACTCGGGCGGGTCATCGTCATTGAAGCCTGCAGCCGCCAGGGCCAGAGCCTGGATCGATCCCAGCATGATGCCGCCGTAGACGATCTTCTTTCCGGTCGAGCTCAAGCGGATGGTCTTGGGTTTGCCAGGCTCCATATCGAACAGAGTCTGGCCCAGGCGGGCCGTGCCCTGCAGCGAGGCGTTGAAGAAGGCGTACATCGCGCCAGCCTGCTGGCTGACCTGGCCCTTGCGGTTGAAGTTGACCGTGATGTTCTTGGCTGCGCTGGCTGCCTGCTCCTTCGACAGGCCCTTCTCGAGGCCCGCCTTGTAGGCCGCCAGGCGCACACCGTTTTCCATCGCCAAGTTGTAGTCGCTCAGCCACTGGAAGATCCAGCCGGCGCCGCGCTTGGCCTGGGCCATGGGCACCTTCAGCGCGCCGTTGGCGGTGAAGATCTTACCCAGGCGGCTGTCAGCCCAGGCGTCTGGGTTCAGCGTGCTCTTGATGGCCTCTGCACGGTCTGCGCTGGTGGCGAACAGGTCGCGGTAGCCAGTCTGGCCGCCCGCCTCCTGGAACTCATCCCACAGCGCTGCCCACTGCGAAGTCGGGTTGTTGCCCTTGCGTGCGGCGCGCGCATCGGCGTAGATGCCGCGCAGGGCGGACATGGTGTAGCGGCCGATCTTGGCCTGGTCGCCAGCCAGTGGGGTGGAGCTCAGGTTGAGCAGCGCACCCTGCACGTCGCGCACCAAGTTGACAGCGCCAAACACGGGGTTGTACTGCGTGTTGATGGCGGCGAAGTAGCGTGTGATCTTGGCGCTGACACCGAGCAGGCCCTCGATCTGGTTGGCATCCAGATTCTTCAGGGCCTGGGCCATGCGCAGAGCGCGCGGGTCTTCCTCGTTGAACAGGACCGCGTGCTCCTTCACTTTGCCGTCGGCACCCTTGATCTTGGCGATGACGGCGTTCTCGCGACTCTTGTACAGGGGGTCCACGCGGTCCTCGACCAAGCCAGTCTTCTCGTTGAAGACGCGCTCGGTGGGCACCTCATCGACCTGCCAGAAGCCCTCGTTGGGGTTGGCCGTGGCCAGGCCCACCAGCGCCTGGCTGACGCGGTTCTTCTCGCCGCGCACGATGGCCCTCTCGCGCTGCATGGCGATGTTCGCCATGATGTCGACGACCTTGCGGGTCGAGCCGGTGCGGCCCTTGGTTTCCTTGCCCTTGACGCTGAAGCCCTGGCCCAGGCCGGGACTTCCGTTGCCGTCCTTGTCCTCGCGCATCAGGGGGATGTAGTGCTGGAACACGCGGCCCCAGGCATCCACGGTGTCGCGCGACTCGAGCTCGTAGTCAACGTACAGCTCGCGGGTCTTGGCGATGATGGCGTCGACCTTGATGGTGGCGGCCTCGAGCTTCTGCTTCAGGTCGGCCGGCAGGGTTGCCATGTACTGCAGGGCGTCCGCCGTCTTCATACCGGAGCCGCCGTCCTGGAGCTCAGCCACGCCCGGGTTGCGCTGGGCGATGACGGCGTTAGCCTCTGGCGCGTGGCGAGCGTGCATGAACTCCTCGACATCCTCGAGCTTCAGGCCGTCCCTGGCCATCTGCTCGATGAGTGGGTTGAGCTCCATGTTCACGAAGTCCTCGGTGCGCTTCGCGGCGCGGCCGTGGTAGAGCTCCTCCTGGAGGTAGACGTTCAGGTCGTCTGCGATGGAGCCGCTGGCGGTCTTGATGGCCTCGACCACCCGCTTCGTGTCGACCAGCTTGTCCTGCAGCTTGTAGACCAGGTCATCGAATTTCTCGACGCTGGGCGAGTCCCATGCTGCACCGGTGGCGGTTCGGCCAGGCGAGCGGGTGATGTCCACGTCGTTGGGTTCAAAGGTGCCACGGTTGCCTGTGGCGCTCTTGATCTGCTCCGGCTCGAGTGCGATCCAGGCCACCTGGTTGTCGAACTCGGTCGAGTCGTCGTTGCCGCTACCCTCGATCTTGACGCCATCCTTGCCAGTGTCCTGCAGCCACTTTCGGTAGGCGGCCACCTCTTCGGCGCCGATCTGGCGGCCATCATCTTTTCCGTTGGCCAGCAGGCGCGCGCGGCGCTGCATGAGCTGGAAAGTTGTGACCTGTGGGTTCTGGATGGAAAGGTAGGCTGGGTAGATGACGCTGCCTTGACCTCGGCCGGAGTACATCTCAGCTCCGCCGTCGCCAGGGTTGGTGCTGAACCAGCTGCCAACAGTGTCCAGAGATGGCTTGCGGAACTGGGTCGTGAACATCCTATCGAAAGCCCGGATGTCGCCCATGCTCTTCACGCGGTCGGTGTCTTGGCGAACCACGGTGCCGTGGTAGACGACCATGGGCCGACCCTCATCATCGACCACTTTGCTGTCGCCAAACCAGGCCTTGAACTCAGGCGTCTCGGTGACGTCGCGCTTGCGGCTGAACAGCGGCAGACCTTCGGTCGAGACCTTCTCGCGCATGGCGTCGGTGATAGTGAAGCCTGGCTGCTGCAGTGGGGGCTCATCAGCAATGGCGATGGTCTCTCGGCCGCCGCCAAACATGGGGCTGCGGCTGACCTCCATCGTGCGGCCCGTGCCTTCAGGGTTCGGGATGCTCACCATTTCCAACTGCCCGCCACCCGTCTTCTTAAGCAGAGCCTTCACGGCGTTGGGGACGATCTTGTCGTAGAAGGCCCTCATGCCTTCGCCGCCGACTTTGAGGTCGAGTCCGCGAAGAATCTTCAAGCCATTCGGGTTTGGCTCAGCACTGATCAAGCGGTCGGCCACTTCTTTGCCGATGATGTCAGGAAGCTCATCTTCCGACGCGGCGCGGGTGAAGATTGACTGCGCTCCGGGCCTGTCATCTGCGTATGCCGAGATGGAGTTCTTGTTGATGTTGTAGGTGACTTTTGCAACCCGCTTGCTCAGGTCGTAGTGGTCAGCAGACTGGTCGCCATTGACGAACGCCACCGCGTCGTAGCCGCCGTCCACCGCCATGGCGATGACGCGCTTGAGGGCGAGGTTGAGCCAGCCGTCGGTTTTGCCAATGAATGGAGCATCCGGCACGCCGCCGGAGTTGATCTTCTTCTCGCGGATGATGTAGTCGCGAGCCGCTTCGCGGTCTGCGTACTTAGACTTGGGGATCGAGAAGACGTTGTCTGGAGTCTTGAAGTGCCAGAACAGCTCCTCGTCCGCCGCGGTCATCTTGCCAGCCTCGACGGCACTGATGGGCTGGACCTCATCTGGCTTGTAGCTCTTGACGACGCCATTCTTCTTCCCCTCCTGCCCCCAGTCCGACTGGATCTCTTCGACGAACAGCACGCGCTTGCCATCGGCATCGGCGCGGTCTTTGACGCGGATGTGGGCGACGATGTTCTTCTGGTCCCAGTGACTGGACTTGTAGTTCTTGGGGTTGCTGCGCTCCATCGATGCGGCGCGCTTGATGGCCTGCTCTGCAGTCGGGACATTCTCCTTCGGAACCCCGAGAACCCGCCTACCGTTTTCGTCTCGCACCTCCCAGATTGGGCCGCTTGCAAGGTCGCCCTCTTTCTCCTTGGCAGTCCACCCGGCCGTACTGACAGGCAGCTCCGGCAGCGTCAGCAACACCTCGCGGTAGTTCTCGCCGCCGGGCAGGGTGTACTTACTGTACTTCGATGGCAGATCCTGTGACATCGACGCCATGGCGTCCTCAGCCTCCTCCTGTGTCGAGTAGGTGCCGCCGATGATGCCGCCCTCCTCGGTGAAGACGGCCCATTCATCGCCATAGTCGTTGGCTTCGTCGACATACATCTCGCCGACGTCGTCGAGGCCTGTTGCTCCAAGGGTCACCTCCTCCACCTGGACGCCGTTGCCGCGCAGGTATTTGAGGATCTGGTCCTTGGTGACCTTGCCCTGTTGCAGGTCGAGGAAGTCCTCGAGGCCCGACCACTCGATCTCGTCCTGCTTGACCTGGCCCTTGTTCACCAGGCCCTTGATCTGGGTCTTCCAGGCGCCGGCCGGAGCCGCCTTGGTCTGCATGTCTTCAACGCCCTTGGCCAGGGCGCTGTAGAAGCCCATGTCGTTGCGCGCCGGGCTGAACTTGACCTCCTGAGCCTCATCCTTGCGCGGGTTGTACTCGGCCACGAACTCAGGCTCGGTCAGGTTGACGCCGACCGGAATGAAGGCCACCGAGTCGACCGGGATGTTGGCGGTGTACAGCTTACCCTTCTCGCGCAACGTGGCAATGTACTCATCGCGCTCAGCCTTCTCGGACTGCAGGGCCTGGGCGATGTCGTCGCCGTCGGTCTGCATCTCGCCGCGCCAGTAGATATGGTAGTAGTCCGGGCCGTCAGGCTCCCAGTCCTTCGGGTCTTGGCGCACGAACTTGTAGCCATTCAGGCGCGCGATGCCGGTCTTGCGGTAGGCCTCGATCTGCTCGTCAACCTTGGACTGCGGGATCTCGGGAGGCATGCCGCCACGCCGGTTCACAGCGAAGCTGGTGGCGATCTCGCGCATTGGCGTCCAGGAGAACAGGAAGCGGTCGCCTTCGCTCTCATTGCCATCGCGCTGCTCTCCGCGGTACGCCGGAATGGTGTCGCCGTAGACCTGGCGCAGCTTCTCGCGCACGGGTTCGTAGGCGGCCATGACCTCGGCGAACGCATCGCTGTCGCGCAGCTTGCCTTGACCCATGGACCAGTTCACATTCCAGCCGTCAATGATTCCTTTTGCGCGAGGAGACAGTGACTTGTAGGCCTTGATGGCGACTGGCGCGATGTCGCGGCCGAAGATCGCGGATGGGCTGCGCGCCGAGCTTCGACGGATGTCAGGATTCCAACTGAACTGGCCATCGTTGTCGGTGGCAGACTTCACCTGGGTGGGAGTCCAGGCAACGACCTCCGACATGCGGCCATCGATGTACTCGATCAGGCCGTCATAGCCAGCATCGAGGGCCAGCTTCTTCACCTCGCTACCGATGTAGCCGTATTTTTCGTAGGCGCTCTCGACTTTGGTTTCGGCCTTGCCGCGCGGCATGCCAAGCTCAACCAGGGCCTCAATCATGGGATCTTGCCCGCGACCAATGCGAATCTCCAGCGGACGATTCATGCGGACGTAGACCTGTGTCACAACGCCATCGTTTTCGTCGGCATACTCCTGGGCCCTTGATTGGTCTGGCGTCATGTAAAAGCCGACGCCGAGCGAGCCACGATTGCCGGTCTTGGGAACGGCCTTGCCGGTCGGAGCATCGGCGAAATTGAAGCCGCCGTGGTAGAGGGTCATTGGCTCGCCGCCGGGTCGACCATCCTCGGTCATCACCGAGTCGCCAAACCACTCTTTGAACTCAGGCGTCTCCGTCTGGCGCGCCGGACTGCGCGTAATGTCTGCGTTGCTGGAGTCGAACTGACCATTGTTGCCGCGAGAGCTTTTGATCTGCGTCGGCTCGAATGCGATGAAGATCTCCTCCGCCGCATAATCGTTAGAGTCAGGATTGACCTTGACGATGATGCCGTCAGAGCCAGCCTTCTCGGCGCGCGAGTAGAGGGTCTGATTGTTTCGGTCAAACCACTCCTCGGCAGATCCCTTCGATCGAGCCGTGACGACGAGTGGGTTCTGCAGGCTCAAATAGACGCGCTTCAGCCTGGCGTTGCTGCCGAACTCGTATGCGCGCTCGGTCGCGCTTTGCTGGGAGCGGTAGAAGAAGAACCCACGCTTTGCGTAGGATGGGTAGTTAGACCCCGTCTTGCCCGGGTCGAACGCATTGAACTTGGCGCCAGTTGCGTGATAGACCTCGAGCGGTGCGCCCTTCTCGTCAACCACCTTGGAGTCACCGAACCAGCGTTTGAACTCAGGGGTGTCTGTGATGTCGCGTGCGGGGCTGCGCTGGATGCCAGGATTGCGGACCTCAATTGACCAGAGGCCTGGGTTGTCGCTCTCGACAACACGCACCTCGGCCTCTTGCCAGGCGGGCATCGGCTTGACGACACTGTTGCCCTTGGTGCGCAGCTTGACGATGCGCTCCGCTGCCTCTCGTGACGGCAGGTCGTTGTCGGCAATGGTCCAGCCATCAGCCCTGGCGACCGCGATCTCTTCCTCGCTGCGGCCGGGGCTGCGCTGGATGTCCGGCGCATCCGGGTCGACGTCCTGGTCCTCGGGGATGACGTTGGTCACCACGAACAGCTGCGGGTGCTGCTCGCGCAGCAGGCGCATGAACTCGCGGCGCTCATCCTGGAGCTCGGCCAGAGTGTCCGCGGCGGCCATCACCTGCGCGCGGTCCTTCGGAACGCCGTCGGCGGTGTAGCGGTCTAGCCGCTCGAGCAAGGACTCCTGGTCCATCTCGCCCATCTTCGAGACGACCTTCATGCACGCCGTCAGTTTCAATGCACCCATTTCAATGCTCCACTTGTGACGGCACTCATGATGACCGTCAGGATTTCTTCGTCTTCTCGGATTATCTCAGCTCGAATGTCGCTTTCGTACTCGAGTGCAGATGGAAGTTTGTAGCCGGCCACGCCAGCTGCGGCGCCGCCACCGGTGCCAACAATCTCCGGGGGTGGAGCCGGCGGCAGGACGATGGTGAACGGCGCCCAGGATTCAGGCGCGAACGACTTCCGACTGAACGACTTATGGGAGAACACCTGCGCCCCGCCACGGATCAGCCTCAGATCCATTGCCGATGACGTCGGCGCCGTTCATCTCGACGGTGTTGACCGGCAGGCGTGTGGCCTGCAGCGATGCCAGAACGGCGGCAGCAATGCTCTCAGCGCTCGGCCCAGTGGACCCGCTCGTGCTGATGCCCTGAGCCTGCACCGGAACAACGGACTTCACGAGGACATTGAACGACCCCAGCGTTGGAACAATGGGATCTCCGCCGCCATCAACGAATAGGTTGCCCGTGATGACCAGGGTCTGATCGGCCTCCATGGGCCTGACGCGCCAGCCGTTCAGTAGGAAGTAGTAGGGCGGGATCGAGATGCCATCACCGAGATCATCGCCACCCACAGAGCGAAACGCCGGCAGGTATTTCGCATTGTCCGATGTCGCGACCCAGTCCACCCATGCAGCGTAAATTGCGGTCGCGGACACGGACGTGCTGTCCAGCACGATCCTCTTGGCCGCCGGGTCGATCGAGATGGCCATCGGTTATGCGTAAACGCGGTCCTGCTCTGCCACCAAGGACAGGGAGATGCTCTTACTGCGGGTCAGCGTGCCGGTGGCAACCACAAACTTGCCAGACCCAGGACGGATGCCGATAAGCGTCACAGGGCGCTCCGTGCCGGCGGAGAACCCGCCCTGGGTATTGCCGTCGTAGTCGTAGGTGAATGCGATGCTCGACGAGCTGATGGTGCCGGCGATCGGCGTGCCGGCCGCGTTGTTGACGGTGATGGCGCCCGCCTCGCCGTAGTCGTTTCCGGCGCCCGGAGGGGCGCTGAACATCAGGCGGTAGCTGGAGCCAGCGCCAACCAGCGGCGCGTTGAAGGTGATCGTGCCGGCGGCCTCGAATAGGTTCTCACGGAAGGTGCCGCCGTCGTCTTTGAACTTGACGCGGTTGGAGTCGGCCGACAAGACGTCGTCGATGTAGACGGAGGTGGCCGTCTCCAGCGTGTCACCCACGAAGGTCAGCAGGTCATCGGCGGTTTTCCCGGTCACCGAACCGGCCGTGCCGCCGGTGTTGATGTTGCTGTTCTGGCGAAGCAGGTACTGCACCTTCGCGTAGATCTGCTCCAGGGTGCCGCCGTTGCCCTCGATGATGATCTTGAAGTTGCGCGAGACGCCGGCAATGGTGCGGGTCTGGTTCGCGCTGTAGTAGGCGATGGTGATGCCGGCGTAGACGCCGGTTGACATGGCCGCATCGGCTGCGCCCTGGTCGGTGCCCAGTAGGTTGGTGATCTTCAGGTCGTCTTCGTTCGAGATCAGGAAGTTGACCTTGTTGGCGCCGGTGCCGGTAGCGCCGGTGTCAGCCAGGACGGACGACTTGAATTTCTTGCCATACTCGCGCACGAACGTCTTGGCGTAGGTGCGCTTGTCGAAGTTGCCATTGGTCGCGTCGCCGTACACCTGCACGCCAGCGTTGAACTGGTCGGTGAAGGGGAAGTTGGTAGGCGCGTCGGTGGTGGCCAGGTGGTAGTAGGGCTGCGCTCCGGAGCTCACAGAGCCCAGGCCGACGAAGCCTGCGTACTGGCGCAGCAGAACGCCGGCGGCGGAGTATTCCGACCAGCCGCCATCGCGCAGCATGTTGCGCGTCGTGTCGTTCAGCCAGGTCCAGCCGGAGAATGTCGCGCCGTCCGTGCCGATCTGGAACTGGCCCGACAGCGCGTCGATGGCGTACATCGGGAACGGGCTGTCCTGGTAGCTCGCAGTGGCCCACAGGTCCACCAGCTTCGAGTAGACGGCCTGGAGGGTGACGCCATCCTTGGCGACGAGGTTGCCGGCGGCGACCAGCTGGATCGTCTTGGCGCTCTCGTCGATGACGATTTCGGTGCCTACGTTGAGTGAGGCTTTGCTGGTAAGTTTGGCCATGGTGCTGGTCCTTTACTGATAGGCAAGGTCGGCCTGAAGCTCGACGGGGATTGAGGAATCAGAGGCGCCAAGCGCCAGGTTGCGAAGGTAGCGCGGCTTGAAGCCTGGCTTCAGGAAGCCAACATCAACGGTCGGCGTACCCGAGTAGCCCCATGGGTAGCTGGAGCTCGGGTGCTGATCCACCTGCTGCAGGATGGTCGACGTGCCCGCAGTCAGGATGACGATGTCGGTCCCGACCGGCAGGCCGGTGAAGGTCACCGTTGCACCGGAGATCACATTCACCGTCGCGCCGGCAGTGCGGATGCTCGGCGTGTCACCGCCGCTGATTGTGATGTTCACCGTGCCACTGGCGATATTGACGTAGATGGCCTCGTTGCCGGTCGATCCGTTGGCGCTTGCGTAGCCGGAGAACGTCAAGCCACTGAGTGTGATGTTGGCTGCCGTGCCGCCGATCTGGATGGCGTGACCGGCCCCGCCACTGGTGAAATCGCTGTCGCTGATTGCCGCCGCTGCGGCTGGGCTGGCGCACAGTGCCGTCGAATCACTGAAGGAGCAGCCACTGATGGCGGCGCCGTTTGTCGTGATCGTCGGGCATCCGTTGAAGCTCATGCCGGAGAACGTGGTCACGGCGCGCAACTGAACATCGCCTGCGCCGTTGAGTGCTACGCCGCTGAAGTTGTAGGTCGCGCTGGCTGAGGCGCTGGGGTGAACGCGCCAGTGGTACTTTGACGCCGATGCAAAGGCCGTTCCCGCCAAGTCAATGGTATCCGATGCTCCTGGGTAGAAGGTCCAGCCAATCGAGTCATCTGTTCCGTTGTAGTTGACCAGCTTCTTTGCCGTGTTCTTCTTGCTCGGGAACTCGACGGCCGCGCCATTGACCTTGAGATAGATTGGGTTGGTTCCGCCGTCGCCAAACTGGATGGCCTGAAGACACAGCATTTGGTTTGCACCCTGCAGTTGCGAGGAGTAGCGCACCTTGTTGAGTGCTGCGGCCTGCACAATCGATGGAACATCAACCGGCTCATCTGCGACGCCGCCAGAAAGCACCGTGGTATCCATGGCCCACATGGGTCCGAAGGCGGCTTGGTTTGTGAGGGCGCCAAGACCGGAAACCCAGAATCCATAAGCCTGGACATCTGAGCTCGAGAGAGCCCCAGAGGTTGCGATCGTGTCCGTGCTTGCGGCATTGATGATGATGGGGCGCGTGTTGCCTGGCGGCATTGGAGCATCAGCGCCATGCACCTGCCACACCTTCCAGTTCGTGCCAGCAGTTGCGCCGGAGCGCATGCCAAACCAGATGCCTCGGCCTGATGAGATTGGCGAAAGGCGCTGATTCGATGATGGAGCCGCGTGCCGGAAGTGGCACAGGATGTTGCGACTCCCGACGTTGTACCTGGAGGCAGCAACAACAGCCTCTGCGCCAGAGATGGCGGTCGTTGAGGCGGCATTGGTTACGCCAGCGAAAGACTGAAAGGCATCCCTGTCGATGCCAATGTCTGCGACCGCGGCGGTCACAGTTGCATCATTGCATGTCTTGCCGCCAATGCTGGTGCCAAAGTTTGTATCCGCCGTCGCCGCGATGGCCGTGTTGCCGTCGTAAGCAATGCCCGGGGATGGACTCAAGAAGATGGAGCTGTCGGAAACCGGGTAGGCGGGGATGACAGCCGCTCCACCAGCAGGTGCTCGAACCTCAATCACAGCCTTGCCGCCGGCCTGGCTTGACATAGAGGCTGCGTTGTAGGCCGTCGTAAGCCCAGCCACCTTCTTGAAGAACCAGCCAACGCCAAGACCCTCGGCCGCGCCGTCGACCTTAATCAGGTCTTGCAGGGCGTCCTCGACAAACGAGAATGACGAAGCTGCTGCACTCGAAATTACCGCAAGCACCAGCGAGTCGTTGGTGGTGGTGGTGATCGTTGGGAGTGCGATCTTTGTGCCGGTTGACGTTGTCTGCGAAAATACTGGCGGCGAGCCACTGGTGTAGCCCTGGAAGACATCTCGCACAGCAACGAGGCAGCCGGAGTATGTCTCGTTGACGGAGGCTGTCATAACGAGATCTGGCTCGCTCGCCGTGGCGTAGCGCCACAAAACAGTCAGCGAACAAGTGTTGACGCGCTGGAATAACTGATTCCAGGCAGCAGGACTTCCGGTGGTCCCAACGGTTGGCGTGCCGGTGTCGCCAACAAGAAATGCAAACAGCAGGTCGCCCGCCTCGTAGGCGCACATGGGGATCGTCAGACCCCCATCTGTCGTCACCGACTCATAGGCAAAAGTGGCATCACGAATTGCCGGCACTTATCCCACCCGATACCAGACGCGGTAGACATCGCCATCGCGGAACATGCGGAAGTCGGCCATGGCTGCGTCCGGTGCGATCACGCCGCCGTCCTGCAGCATGGCCTCGATTGCTGCGAGGTTGCCGTAGCTGAGCAAGTCGAGCAACTGGGCTTCGGTGTGCAGATCAACAAACGCTTGCGCGTCGGCCATCTCGCTCCAGCCATCTGGGACGATCAAAAGAAATGTGCTCATGCAACCTCCCGAACTTCAACCTCGTTGGACCGCAGGTCTGCGATCAAGTCAACCGGGAAGGTGCCGCGCTTCACACGCAGAAAAACCTTCCGCTCGACGACGGAGACCGCCTGGACGGCGAGCTGACTGCCGCGCCAGAAGACCTTGGGAGACTCCGTGTTCACATCGATCAGCGCCAGCGTCCCAGTGATTGCCTGCAGCATCATTGACCTCTCAAAAATTTCGGGCGGATTCTACCGCCAAGTCACTGTTTTGGAGCGGCTTCCACGGACTCAATGAAGCCCCTGGTGTCGCGCTTGATGGTGAAGATCCAGCTGCACGGCTTCTGGCCCTGGGCTGGAACATGCAACTGCTTCAGGGATTCGGTGATCACCTCGGTGATGCGCTCGTTCCCCTTGTTGACGGCATCGGCCACGGGGCCCATGTCCAGGTTGACCTGGATCTGCTCGGTGTGACTGATCGGCTGCGGGGCCGGCGCAGGCTGCGGAGCCTCAACGGGCGCGACGACCACAACGGGAGGCGGCGGTGGAGTTGTGGGCTCAGGCCGCGCGCGCTCCATGCTGGTGTTGAAGCGGCCGCCACCCATCTCGACGGACGCGCCGGTCTGAAGTGCCAGGCGCTTCAGGTCGGATGCTGACTTGACTTTGCGCTTCATTTCTTCAGGCACTCCAACAGTTTCTTCATGGTGTCGATCCGCTCGTCGTAGTCGGCCAGGGCTTGGCCAGCGTCGACCGTCATCTTGGCGGTCTCGCCGGTGTCCTCGACCTCGACGTCGTAGGTGACACTCTTGCCCTTGGCTTCCTGAGCGGTCACCTCGTCCTTGGATGTGGGGGCTTGCGGCGCGGCCGGCGCATCGTCACCGATCGTAACGGTGATCTCGTCGTCATCCACTCGAGCGGGCGACTTTGTGATGTCGTCGTAGCGCCCCTCTTCGCTCACCCACAGCGGCAGCAACCCGGTCTTCTGGTCGGCGAAGATCGTGTCGCCAGCGGAGGCGGTGCGGTTCTTCTCGCCGTGGGGGCCGTAGTTCACCCAGCTGTTCTGGCCGCGGGTCTCGGTGGTCAGTGCGCGCTGGGCCAGCGGGCTGAACATCGAGCTGTGCGCGCGCCAGGTGTTTTCCTCGCCGTCGGCCCGGAAGCCGACGCCTTCCTTGACGTGGCCGAAGTAGTCGTGGACCACGCGGAACAGGTCATTCACCAGGGCGCGCTGGCCACTGATCATGAACTCCGTCTCTGCCAGGAGCGGATTGTCCTCAGGGTCGAAGTCTGCGTTGGAGCCAAAGCCATCGCGTGTGCTGAACACCCACATGTGGTTGTTGTTGCGCACGTCCTCGGTGGCCAGGCGTGGGCTGGCGGCGTAGGGGTCTCCCTGGACGGCAAAGTCGATGAACTCGACCTCGAGGCCACTGTCGATCACAGCCTTGTATTGGGCGATCGTCTCCTTGGCCAGGGCCTTGTAGGCGGCCTTGACCATGGGGTTCTGCGGGTCGTGCTTCATCCGGTCGTACTCGGCAGCGATGCGCGCGGCACGCTCCTTGTCGACCTTGGCGTACTGGGTTGGCGGCCGGTATTCGAGGCCGGCGCCCTCCATGTACTTGCGCGCTACAGCCTCGGCGGGTGCCCAGTGGCTGGCGCGGATGTCGATGCCGGCGACCTTGAAGTCGCGCGGCAAACCCTTCAGGCTCCCGTCTTCTTCGCGCCCAGAGCCTTGATCTTTCCGACCCGATGCATCCACCCGGCTCGGGCTTCGTCGAACTCCTCCTGCGTCGAGAATTGCTCGCGCATCGGCTCGTCCGGCAGGGTCGGCTTGAACTGCGTCGCCTGCATCTTGTAAACCTCCTCGGTCGACTTGCCGGCGTTCGCCTCGGAGGCGCGCAGCTGCTCCTTCAAGTCCTTGACGTACGGGTCGTCCGAACCATGCTTGCGCTCGAGCTCCCTGACGTCCTTCCTCAGTTGCTCGATCAATGTACTCATCGTAGCTTTCCTTTCCGACGACAACCGTGTCGTACTGCTGCATGGCCGCAAAGGCCACGCCATCCATGGAGCGAACTTCGCGCGCGATCTCGTGGAGGAGCTGACGCTTCTCGCCGAGGATCTTGTCGGCAGCTCCGGGCTTCAGGATCTCATCGCGGAGAGTGTCATCCCAGCGCATCGAGATCTCGGGCACGTACTGCAGGCGGACGCCAATAAACTCTTGGTCGTCCAAGCCTTTTCGCTTGGCTCGCGGGTCCACCGCCATTGTAAAGCCATCCTGGCCGCGCGAGGTGAAGCGCTCCAAAACTGGCATGGCCTGGTCGAGCGACTTCCTGTCGCGGAAGTAGATCTCGACGCCTGGGCGGGCGTTCGGGTTGTCCTCGCCAGGCTGTACCACACGAGACACGAAGATGTCCCACTGGTTGTTTTCTTGGGCCAGCTTCGCGATCTCGGCCATCACCATGGTCGGATCGTGCTTGCCCTTCTGGGCAGTCCATTCAGTATCGAATGAGGCCTCAATGGTGCCGCCATACAGGCCATAGGTCGGCAGCACCCGGGCGGCTAGGACGGTGTCGTCGCCAACCAGCATCGACATCACCCGCGCCTGGGCCATGCTGGACTCGCCTTCATCGGGGCGCTTCTCGCCTTGCTGGATGCTCCAGCCGGCCAGGTAGCGCTCCACCGGTGTGGCCTCGATGTTTTCCTCGAAGGAGCCACCCTCGCCGGTCTTGGTGGTCCAGCCCTTCTGACCCCAGAGCTCCTTCTCAGCAAACCAGGCGATGGCCTGGAGGTCAGGCGGCGACACCTTGATGCCACGCTTGTCCAGCGAATCTGAGACCATCTGCATGACCTCGGCACCGAAGCCGAACTCGCCGGTGACCTTGGTGCCATCGGCATTCCAGTTGCCGGTGACGCCGGTCTCTGCAGCAGGCGGGATGCGAGGCAGCTTGACGCCACGCACCATGTTGGCGGCGCGGCGCAGCATGCGGGCAGCCCACACGTCGATGGTGGCCATATTGGACTGGCCGATCAGGTTCAATGCGAAGTTGCGCGCCTTGGGCGCCTGGCCGGGCTCGATCACGCGCCACATGTCGACCAGTGCCTTCATGGCGTTGGTCGAGTTCATGCCGTACAGCTTGCCGCTGATCTGGCGGATCTTGTCGGCAGCCGGGTACTTCGACGGGTCGCCACCGCGCTCAACGAACTGCGAGAACTTCTCCAGCTGCTCATCGAAGTCGCCGCGCACAAAGCGGCGCATGATGTCGATGGAGAACTTCCAGTTCGTGTCGACCGGAGTGTTGGGCGACGTGGCGCCCAGCAGGTCAGCCAGCATGTCGCCCGTGGCGCCGTACTCACGGCGCAGCACCTCGGCCACGTTGCGATACCAGGTCTGATGGCCGACGATGATCTGCGCGTTCTTATCGCCAGACTGTGCCCGGTCGTAGATCTCGAGGATCAGCTGCTCGAACTTCTTGGCCACCTTGCCTGCGAGCTCGGTGTCCATCTTCGGCGATGCGCGAGTCTTGCCAGGGGTGACGTTGAAGCCGTAGGAGATCTCCTTGAACTTCGGCTCCTCGGTGCCAGCAATCTGGTTTCCGTCGTCGTCTTTCTTGACGTTGACACCGACAACAGAGATCGGAGCCCAACCCTCGGAGGCGGGGTACTGACGCTTGGTTGCCTTGGCGCTGTCGATGATGGACTTGACCTGAACAGTTGACAGGCCCAGCTTCTTGGCGTCGGCGTCGATCGCTGCCAGCTCTTCCGGGAGCATGCGGACAGCCTTGCTTTTGACGCGGCTCTCGCGCTCAATGTCCAGCTTGTACTCGCGCTTCTCGCTCTTGCGGATGTCGTCGCTGTCTGCGCTGAACTCGCCGCCGTTGAAGTCGGCGCTCTTCAGCTGGCTTGGATCAAGGGCAACGAAGACGTCGCTGGGCTCAAGGTCGTAGCCGCCACCGCCACCGCCATCGTCGATGACGTTGCGAATAATGGCGCCGTCGTTATCATAGCGGCGGGCGTCCTTGACCACATCGTCGGTGGTCTCGAAGCGGTCGTCGGCCGGCTCCACCTCGGCGCCCTCGTTCTCGTCGGCCAGGCGCTGCGCAGTCTCGAGGTCGAAGTAGATTCGACCATCCCACTCGATGTTCTCGCCATCCTCGTTGCGGACCTGGTATTGGTCCGGCCGCTCACCACTCCACAGTGCGCCCTCGAAGTCAGACTCGTTCGGGTCGCGGATGTTGAGGAACAGGGCGTAGACGCCAGACGTCTTTTCGCCACCCATCGACTCGAGCGCGTCTTGTGCAGCCTCCTCGGTCTCGTAGTAGGACTGACGCTTGCCTCCATCGAGACTCAGAACCCAGCGGTTTCCATTTGGCAACGAGAACCCGAGATCCTTGATCTCGGCATCCTGTGGCTGCAGCTTGTCTTCTGTGATAGCTCCCGCTCGACCTTTGCGGACGTAGCTGGATGCCATCCACCGATTCGGCGTGGTGAAGATGCCGAGGTCGCCGCGCTTCGTGCCACCGGGCTCCTTGAACTCCGAGAAGCCACCCTTGTCGGTGCCGTGGTAGACCACCAGCGGCTCGCCGTTCTCGTCGACCGCCTTGGAGACGTCGTTGCTGGCCCACACGCCGCCCTTGGCGGCCGCGGCCTCCCAGTCGCCGAACCACTTCTTGAACGCCGGTGTGCGGACCTGCACCCACTGGCGCTGGTTCAGGTTGGTCTTGGCGCCGTTCGGAGCCTTGAGCCACTGGTCGGTGTCCTTGTACTTGGCCTCGACCTCGGCGAATTCGCTCTTGGCGCGGGCGGCGGACTTCTTGATGTCGCCACTGGCCTCGCGGATCATGCGGACCAGCTCGTCCTTGTAGACGTCCTTGGTGCCCAGGGCGCCGACGTCCAGCAGCTGGGCTGCCTCCTCGGGCATGGTGGCCATCAGGATCTTGGCCCAGGTCTGCGGCGGCATCTTGCCGGCCGGCAGGGCTTTGTTGGCCAGGATCTTGTCGCCCAGGTTCATCGGGCGCTGCTGCTTCGCCGGCACCAGCGGTGCGTCGTCGATCTGGTTGCGAGGGCCCAGCACCTCAGGGGTGACGGTCTGGCGGCCCAGCAGGATCACCTGGGCTGGCTGGCTGCCCTCGAGGCGGGACAGGTAGCCCGAGTAGCCGACGTTGATCACAGCCGACTCGAAGCCGCGGCGATCGCGCCCTTCCTTCAGGCGCTTCATGTCGGCGTCGGAGTCGTAGATGTTGGTGAGCTCGGCCTTGTGGGCGATGCCGCCAACACCAGACTCGGGGCGCACGCCGGTGCCCTTGTTCGCATAGAACGACAGGCGCTCACGCAGGCGGCGATCCGGGTGAGCCATGATCTGCTCGCGGTCGCTGCCCTGCAGGCCGGTGCCGAAGAAGCCCGTGGTCAGCAGCGTGCGCGGCTGCTTGCTGAAGTGGTAGCCGGTGACCGTGAGGCCATCGGTCGGCCGAGGCGTCGACTTCTTGACGTCGCCCAGCTTCTTCTCGGCGCGCAGGAGCTCACCCTGCATGGCCGCCTTGGTGATGCCCTGGGACTGAGCCCACTGCGCCAGGCCTGTGCGGAACGCGGCGCGCACAGCGTCGGCGTCCTTGATGAAGCCGTCAGCCTTGAAGGTGGGCTGACCCTTGAACGCGGCAACCGCGCCGTCCAGCATGCGCTGCAGGAATGCCTGCAGCTGGGCGATGATGCCCTTGGCTTCCTTGCCGGCGGCGCCCTGGATCTCATCGAACACCGACTTCCAGAATGCAGCGTCGCCCATCAGGTTGCCGTTGAGGTCGCTGATCAGCTCCTCGAGCTCGGCAGAGCTGAGGTCGCCATCCTTGGCGTCGTCGCGCTTCTTGCCTTCGTAGTCGGCGCGGAAACCCTTGGGGTCTGCCACGCGATCGCGCACCACCTTCTCGATGGCGGCATAGGCCACAGGGTTATCGAGCTTCAGCAGGTGCATCAGCTCGTGGCCGAACACTGCCAGCGGCGAAATGCCGGAACGCTCGTTGATGTAGAGCGTGACGTTGTCGCCGGGCTTGATGAAGCCGTCGGCGTTGACCTTGTTCTCCGGGTCGGAGAAGAAGACCACGTCCTTGCCGAAGAAGCCGGCCAGACCCTTGAGCAGGAGTGCCTGGTTCTTGGTGATGCGCTGGCCGCGCTCGCCGCGCGCAGCCGAGTCGGCGGCAGCTGGCATGCCATCCACGGCGACGGAACGCAGTGTGTAGGTCTTGCCGTCGCTGGTGACCGTGAAGGTGCCGATCTCACTCTCGGATGCGGGCTTCTTCGCGGCACGAGACTTGACCCACTGGACAAAGTCGGGCTGAGCCATCTCCTTGATGGAACCCAGGCCAGTCCAGCCCTTCTCGTAGTTGTCGAGGTAGGTCTTTCGCGCGTCAGCCTCGCTGGTGGCGCCGAACACCACCTTGTGCTCATCGAACGAGCCATCCTCGTTGACCTGGTCGACGATGAAGATGCGGTTGCTGTCCGGGCGGCTACCGATGAAAACATCCACGCGGTCGCCATCAGCACCCTCGGTGCCGACGATCTCGCCGTAGTGGTGCTTCATCTCGGTTTCCCAAGGCTTGCCATCAGCGCCCACGCCACGGCGCACGCTGCCGCGCGGGTTCTCGATGACGACCTTGACGCCGTTCATCTCGATCACGTCCGACTTCTTGTAGTTGCCGGCGCGGATCTGACCCTCGGTGGGCTCCTTGCGATCGTTCAGCGGGCTCGCTGCCGCGGTGTGGGCCTTGGCATCGACGGCGTCCTTGATGGCCATGCGTGCCAGCTGCGCATCAGCCGCAGACTCCAGGGTCACCGCCTGACCCGTCTTAGCGTTGCGCAGCACGAAGCCGTCGCCATCACGCTCCACGGTCTCGAAGCCCAGGTCGGCGAGCTGGCGGAACTGGCCACGGCGCTTGCGGCGCGCGGCGGTGCGCTCTTCTGCTGGGCGACTGACATCCTCAGGGGCAATTGGTGCGCGCGGCAAACCGGCGGTTGCCTGGTCAACTGTTTGTTGCGCAACGGGCGAAGCAATGCCATCACCCTCGGCCGCCGAGTCCTCCATGCCGAGCTCTCCAGCGCGCGCGGACGCGGCGGCCTCGAGCAGCGGGTCAATCTCTGCCAGCAGCGCGTCGGCCTCGTCGTCGTAGCCAAGCTGGCGGAACTGCCATGCGCCCTCCTCGCGACGCTTGGCCTCAGCCTCGAACCACTCGGGCGTGTTGGGCTGCGGCGGGATCTCGTCCAGGACTGCCGGCGTCTGACGATCGGACGGCGTACCCCGGGGAGCCTGGGCGCGGCCAACGATCTCCAGCGCGCGATTCAGCGCGGCCTGGCGCGTGCCGGCGGGCAGGTTGGGATTGCGGTAGGCTGCGATGGCCTGCAGCGCCTCGACGCGCTCATCGGCCGAGATGCCTGCCGTGGATGTCACCATGCCGGCAGCCTGGTCTGCCCGGGTGGGCGGGCCAGTCCGCTCATTGGTCTGCGAGCGCGGCATGTCGTCGCGGCGCTGCAGCTGCAGGCCGGCGACCTCGGCCGCCATCTCGGCGCGGTTCAGGGCCTGCTCACGCACAGCGGGCGATGCGGACTTGCTGGCGGCGGTAGCCAGGTCGCCCAGGAATTTCTGCACCGTGGTGGGTGCGCCCTCGGCGCGCAGGCTATCCAGCGCGCCAGGCACGCGCAGCAGCTCACGGATCTCGGTCACGCGCTCCAGGATCTCGTCGCGCTGCGAGACTTCAGCCTGCTGGACTTGGTCGCGATCCTCCGGCGTCATGCCGGGGGTTGAGTCACGCAGGGCCTTGAGCTGGTCGTATTCAGCCTTCTCTTCGGCGGTGAAGAAGCGGCCGCGCTCGCCAGGGGCGGTCAGCGGGTTGCCTGCTTCGTCGGTGACCTGTTGCGCCGGCTTGTCTTTGCCGATGGCCTCGAGCTCGGCCAGGCGCTGCATCGGGTCCACCTGGGGCGCTGCAGGCTGCAATGCAGCCTGAGCGGCGCCGGTCTGCACGCCGGCCATGGCGGCCTTGGACAGTGGGCTGTTGGGTTCGGCGGCCTTGTCTGCAACCGGCTGCAGCTCGGGCGGGATCGGCGCAGGCACAGGGCCCGGCGGTGTGAGCGCGCCGAATGCGGCGCCACCAGGTGCGCTGGCGACGGCCTCACCGGCGGCCTGGCCTGCAACGCCCTGGAAGGTGGGGACATCGAACCCCTCGTTCTGTAGGGCGACGTTGGAGGCGTAGCGCTCCTGCCCGCCTTGAGCGCCTTCGACGGGGGCCTCCGTTGCGACGCCAATGCCGGCGCGAGCCAACAAGCCACGAGCTGCAGCGTTGCCACCCATCGCTTTGCTGAGCATCGCCTCGATACCGGTCGTGCCCGCGGCAGCTCCGAGGATGGCGCCGGCCGCGATGTTGCCACCGTTCTCGCTGTCGTAGGCTTGCGCGCCGGCAGCGATCTTGGCTGCCTCATCTTTCGACAGGCCACTCTCGACCAGCTTGCGCTCCACCGACTCGTAGATCGATCCCTTCACCGCGCCAGCGCCCTGGGCGGCACCCAGCGCACCCTGCAGAATCAGGCGTGCAGCGCCAGCTTGGCCCAGGCCGGGAATGAATGCGGTCAGGATGGTCGGGGCGCTGGTGCCCAGGGCATTGAGTGTGGTCTCGACGGGGGCCTCAAGGAAGCCGCCCACGTTGGCCTTGATCTCCTCCCAGGTGCTGCCCGTTTCCTCGGCTGCGCGGATGGTGTCGGCGCGAGCGGCGCGCTCGGCCTGGCGCTGCGGAGACTGCATGCCCATCAGGCTCTGTGAGATCTCGCTGGCACCACGGGACACAGGGTTATCTGCGCCTGCCACATTGGCCAGCAGGCCCACGCCCTGCACCACGCCGGATGCGGCGCCGAGGGCTGTATCAGCAGCGGCCTCGCCAAACGAGCGAGGCTCGGGTGGCACGATCAGGTCGGCATACACGCCGCGCTGGGGCATGAAGTATTCGCCACCAGGCGCTGGTGCGGCAGCCTGCGGATCGCGAACAGTGGTCATCTGGCGGCCCTCGCCGCCCAGCACCTTTGCCACCATGTTGGCGGCGTTCACACCCTTCTGGATGTAGCCCGGGTCTTCGGCGTAGCCGCTGCGCTTGAGCTCGGTGAAGAACTTCTGCGAGTCATCGCCAGCACCCATTGCGGTCTTGTAGCGGCGACCCAGCAGACCGACGTAGTGGTCGCCGAACTGATCGGGGGTCTCGAATGCCATGTACGAGTCAGACGACTTCGTCATGTTGTCAACCGCCACCGGCCCCTTGCGGGTCACATCCTTGATGTTGCCCAGGTTGTTGGTGCCAGGGATGACGCTCTTACCCCATCCGGTCTCGAGACCCCACTGCCCCAGCAGCGACTCGGGGGCCACACCAGTCTTCTCGGAAACCTTCTGAGCCAAAGGCAAATAGGTCTGCACGAAAGACTCGACGTTGCCGCCGGCCGGTGCAGGGTTTGCCGATGGACTGGTGGTGGCCGGCAACGATCCGCCGGCGGGGACGATCAGGTCTTCGTACATATGCGGTGATTATCGCTGAACCATGTGGCGCTCGGCCTGGATCTTCTTGATCTCTTCGATCTTCGCGTTGGCGATGACTGGCTTGCCAGCGCGCAGTGCAGCTTCCTTCTCGGCGTTGAGTCGAATGATGTCCGGGTCGCGCGCGGCGGCGGCCGAATCGAGCACCATCCGCTTGTTCTGCGCACGGAAATCTCGAGACTCCTGCGCCACCATCTGATCGATCTCGCGAGGCGACTTGCCGGCGAAGCGGCTGGGGTTGATGCCACCAACGCTGCCGCGCGTGGTGTCGACCTTTGGCGTCGGGTTGCTGACCTGCGGCTTGGGGTAGTGGCCGTTGATCAGGTCCAGCTTTCGGCCCAGGGCCTCGAGCGAGCTCTTCACGGTCGCGTTGCGCTGAGCATCAATGGATGCCTTGGCGTTCGGGTTGGCCTGCAGCATCTGGTCGAACTGCTTACCGATCTCAGCGGTCAGCTGGTCTTCAACCTTGCGGCGAGCTTCAGGATCGAACGCTGCGGCGACCAGGTTCTTCTGGGCCTCAGGGTTGCTGACGCTGGTGACCACCTGCTTGGCGAAGCCCTGCAACTGATCCTTCGTCATGCCTTTCGGGTTGCGGGCGGTCGCGACGTCGCGATCAACCACCACCTGGCCGACGGCACCGTCTTCGTAGACGTTCTCGATGAGGCCGGTCCTTGGGTCGAGGCGCGGCTTGAGCAGCGTCGGGTCTTGTGCAACCTTGATGGCCACGTTGGCCGCCACATACGCTGGGACGCCGCGGGCGGCAATCTGAGCGGCACGAAGCTCAGCGTCAGAGATCTGCGTCGAGTTCAGCGGAGCACTGCCCTTGGTTGCCTGCTCACGAACGATGTCGGCCGCATTCTTGACGGGGTCGTCAACCTTGGCACCCTTGCCTGTGCTGGAGCTGGCGCCAGTGCCAGACGCGCCGGGCCGCACCCACTGCGGGTTCTCGTCGGTGCCCATGTTGATCAAGCCATTGGTGTTGCGAATCGTTTCGCGCACCGAGCCATCCGGATTGCGCAGCGTGGTCACGCCGCCGGCTGGGGTGTTGATGGGCTTGATGTTCTCCTTGGCGATCTCGGCCTGCTGCTTGGCGCGCTCTGCCGCCTGGGCGCGCGCATAGTCCGGCGCGTAGTGCCAGGTCATCTTCTCCTTGAGGTCGTCGATGGAGTTAACGGTGATGTCGTCGCCAAAGCCACTGTTCTTGTTGAACGCACGCACGGTGACGCTGCCGTCCGGGTTCTTGCGGACGTTCTTGTAGTCGATGCCCACCGGGCTCTCGTCGGCATCCACGCCAGCGCCAATCTCTTGGACAAGACGCTGCAGGTCTGCACCACTGCGAGGAAGGCCAGACAGGCGGCCGATGACGGCGTTGGCGGCAGCCTTGGATGCAGCCTCATCGGCCCACTTCCAACTCTTCAGCGCGCCCTCGGTGTCGCCTTTTTTCTTCAGCGCATTGCCGAGATCTCGAGCGTATCCAGACTCGGTTTGCTTGACCTGCTCGGGGCCGAGGTCCGTGTCTTTGATTGCCTTAACGGCGCCCACATTCGGGATGGCAGCCTGGTCCTGCTGGAACTGGTCATCCTTGGCCCACTGGTCGGTCTGCCGCTGTTGCTGCTTCTGCTGGAAGCCGCGAATGCCCCGCTGGTACTCGCGGTCCTCCTCGCGGAATTTGCGTTGGTCTTCGATCTCCTGGTCCCGCTGGGCCCAGTCCATGCCGCGGTTGATGCCGCCAGCGATTGCTCCGAGTGCTCCGAGTCCCATGTGTTACCTCAACGAATTCCGAGTTGTTTTTCGTGACGCAGGCCGAGCTTGCGCATCTTCTCGAGGCGCTCCAGGCCGTACATCTTGACGGTGGCCACCGGCATGACGAACTCGCCGGGCGACAGGCGGGCCAGCACCTTGTCCTCCTTCGGGCCGCCAGGCCCATCGACCTTGCCGCCGGTGTCACTCTCAGCCACACCGTCACCGCCCTGCTGGCCGCCGATCTTGTGAGCCTTGACTTCGCCGCCATCAGCAAACAGGTCGAGCGCGCTGCCGATGAGCATCGCCCCACCAATCCACGGCATGGCCACGGACAGTGCGCTGCCGATGGCGGAGCCGGCACCCATGGCGGTTGCCGTTGCGCCAGCAGCCTCGGCGCCAGCGGCAGCGGCACCAGCGGCCTCGGCGCCAGCTGCGGCGGCGCCGGCAGCCTCTGCACCTGCTGCAGCGGTTCCTGCAGCTTCTGCGCCGGCGGCAGCGGCCGTCCCAGCCTCAGCACCCGCGGTGGCAGCAGTGGCGGCCTCGGTGCCAGCGGATGCGGCCTTGTAGGCATCGATCGCCGGCTGAGCCTTGTCACCCAAGCGCAGGCCAGTGCCGAACGAGCTGATGCTGTTGCCGGCCTCTGGGGCTACCTTGCCGACCAGGTTGCCCACGGTCTCGATTGCCTTGCCAGCGCCAGGGGTGCCACCGGTCGCAACCTGCGATGCGGCACGCGACAGAGGCGATGGGGCGGTGGCGCCAGAGGGTGGAGGTGCAGCCTTCACGCCCTGCATGGCGCCGATGATGCCGCCACGGTTGTAGCCCTTGACTTGCTTGCTGCAGCTCTTCGGCACCAGGCCGCCCTTGTTCATCAGCAGGCGCGTGCCCAGGGCGGCGATGTTGCCGAGGTTGGCGTCGCGGTTGGCCTGGCCTTGCTGCTGCAGGCCGGCGATGTTGCTGGCCATGCCGCCAGCGGAGTTCAGGGCGGCCACCGCGTTGGAGCCGATGCCCATGCCGGCGTTGACCGTGTCGGTCAGCTTGGCAAAGCCGAGGTCGCGGGTCTTGTCGCGAGCGCCCGTCATTGCCGAAGCCTTCTGTGCGGCCGCGTCCAGATCCATGGCCGCCATGGTGTTGGCGAACTTCTGGTCGTTGGGGTTGACGCCCATCGACGAGAGCTGCTGCTCGAGCTGCTTCTTGGCGCCACCCTGCGCGGCTACCACATCAGCGCCAGCACGACCGGCGGCGATCTCTTGGTTGGCCTGAGAGCCGGTGTTCTTGGCCTCCTCGAGCAGCGAGTTGTAAGCCGGGTAGACGTTGGCGTTGGCTTGATCCATCAAGGATTTCGCCTGCTCCGCCTGAATCGCGTACAGCTGCTCCAGGTTGTCGTACTTCACACCGCCGCCACCCTTGAAGTAGCGCCGGGTGCCGTCGGCCGCATAGCCGTTGAATTTGGTCCTGATGATCACAGGTCGATCTCCACGATGGAATACACCTCGCGAGCGCGCGGCGTGGACTGCCGAAGCAGGCGGGAAACAGAGGGTCGGACGTAGCCGCGAATGCAGCTCGCGCCGAGGGTGGTTGCAATGGCGGCCACAGCGTCGCGGCAGTCTGTGAAGAGGTATCGAGATCCGCGCCCAGCCATCATGATCGTGTTCATGACGGTCTTGCGCGGATAGGTGATGATCTCCATCACGCCAACCAGGATCAGCGACGAGCCCTCGAACATCACGAGCACGAATGCCTTGCGCTCATCCACGAGGCGAGGCACGTCTTCGACCAGCAGCTCACCATTGCAGTGATCCTCGACTGGGAGGAGCATGTTGCGCAGCGTCGGCCAGGCGTCACGAAACTGCGCTGGCGTCAGCAGCCGCAGGTTTCTCTTCGTGACGGGTTGTTCCATGGGGCCTCCAGCGCTCTCACGCGCGCGAGATTGTAGCCCCGAAACAACATTTTGTTGGGGTCAGGACGGGGCTTTTGGCCAAGAGATGTTGACAGGGTCAGGCTGCGAGGTCACATCGCGCAAGGCCTGACGGTAGTCCAGCCAGGCCTGCTTCTTCTCCGTCGACATGCTCACATCAGGGAGGACGACCCAATCGGTCTTGGCGATGGCCTGGTCCCGCGTGCGCCGAACAGCCTGCCACGCAGCAACCTCGTCGAGGAGCCACTTCTCCTTGGTGACATCGAACTTGTGATTGGTCGATGGCATTGGCGACTTGAACTTGACCACGTCACCCTTGACGTAGACGTCGGACGCCATGACCTGGCGGTCAACCTCAACCGCGCGCATGCCTGGCGGCGGCGGCGGCACAACGCCGACCTGGCACGAGATCGTGCTGAAGACCTCGCCCGTGTTGTCGCAGAAAACAAAGTGCTTCATCGCTTGCCGCCAGTTGCTGTGATGGACGCCACCTGGACGTACATGGCCGTGTTTGCACCGGGGCCGCCGGTGGGGTTGCCGACGATCAGGAGGTAGGTATTCAGGCCTGGCTGCGGCGTCGGATCGAAACCGGTGACGCATGCCGAGAACTGAGAGCCGCCGATCATCGAGAACGCCGTGAACCCGATCATCGTCCCGTTGGTGCGACGAAGCGTGAGCCAACCGGTGGCGGAGTCACTGCCAACGGGGCCGCAGGTTGCAGTCGCCGTGACCACGACGCCGGACGCATTCGCCGCCATGTTGACGGTGGCCTGGCACGCGACAATCTCGGAGCCGGCGCCCACGTTGCGGTTGCTCGTGTTGCCATAGGACATCGAGGTGACCGAGCCGCCGGTGAGCTTCAGCGTGTCAATGGTCGCATCAGCAATGAACGCGGTCTTGATGTAGGTGTTGCCGCCCTGGATGATGAACGGGATGTCCCCTACGCCAGACGGGCTCCCGACCCAGAACTTGTCTGCGCGCACACCGAAGTCGATGCTCGGACCCTGACCTCCGTTGGCGCCGCCGACAGCCGCCAAGCCGAAGCCGCCAACGATCGTGCGCCCGTCCTGGGTGATCTCTGCTCGGACGCTGTAGATCGAGTTGAACTTGCCATCCGCGCTGTTGATGTAGCTGTTGAGCTCCTGCTTGATCGACGTCGATGAGACTGTGCCGGTGTTTGGGTCGCGCAATGCAACCTGCACCTGGTCCCACTTGGTGGCCTGGACAGCGCTCGGCGTGACGGATGCGAGCTGACCATCCTGGATGACCGCGGCGCTGCCGCCGATCTTCGCCCACATCGTGTTGATGGCGCTTGCCAGGGCGTTGTCCTTGTTCGTCCTGGTGGTGGCCTCGGAGACGATGGCGGCCTCAGACGCCTGAATTCGAGACGCCTGAATGTTGATCTGCTCCGTCATCGACTCGTACTGGCTCTCGCGCTCGGTCTTCTCCTGGAGGAACAGCGTGTTCGCATTGTTGAATGCGGCATTGACACGGGCCTGCAGAGAAGACACGTCGATCGATCCGTACTCGGTGCCCAGCAGCTGGTAGAGGAGGCTGCGCTTGATCTCGTCGGAGAGTGACCGAATCATGTCCGCCACCGTCGTGGCCTGGCCACCGCTGCCGGTGCCGGTGCCAATGCCTGCGCCACTCATGGCATCGGCAAATACGCCAGCGATCGAGTTGCTGGCCAGCTTCTCAAACTCCTCGGCCGTGATGAAGCGGTCGGGGCTCCCGGCGTCGGTGTTGCCGCTGCGGTGGTCCCAGGCGTTGACCAGCGCATCCAGGAACTGGCGCACCTCAGGGTCTTTGATCCCAATGGTTGGCGGCAGCGTGGTGACGCGCTTAGACATTCTGGAGCTCCATCATCGAGCGACCAAGGAAGCACTCGTAGACCGTGCCGGTGCCGTACAGCTTGAACGACCAACGCAGGCAGCGCGGGATCTGGCCTGACAGCCGGAAGTGGCCAGTGGTCAGGTTGGTCTTGGTGGCGAGGAGCTGGCCATCACCAAACACCTCGAGGTTCACCGTGCCGTCGCAGCGGATGTAGCCGGCGCCCATGGCATCGTGTCGAGGGAAGATGTAGTCCGGGCTCCACCACTCGAACGAGCCCCGAGAGCCACCCTGGAACTGGTAGACGACGTTGCCCTGGGAGTAGTAGAGCGCATCGTTCACCGGCAACAGAAACATCGCATCGAAGCGCTCACTCATGCGTGTGAATGACTTGGTGCCGTCGTCCATCCGGATGATGAAGCTGTCCTCATTGACGCTCGAGGCTGCAACCATTGCACCATCGTGGTAGGCCAAGGCCATCGACGACAGGTGTTGCCCATACCGGTCACGCCAGGTCTGGCGATCGAAGAAGGCCTGGCTGAGCTCTGGGCTTGCGCTGGTGCCATCCACCAAGACGAAGCCGTCGTTGGAGGTGTAGGCGACTGCGCCATCGATATTGGCCATGCCGCGCTGCACGATGCCTGGTTGCGGCGTGGACAGCTTGACCTGCTGGGCGGCCGACGGGTGATTGCCGGCAACGATGTAGACGCCATCGGCCGTGATCACAACCAAGGACTGTTGGCCGGCGCGGATGCCGCGGATCGATTTTGCGAACGTCATGTTGTACGGCCAGGCGTGCGGTCGGTACGGCTCGCTCATGTACAGCGTGTTGCCTTTGAATGCGGCAAACCATCCGTTGGGCATCAGCTCAGAGCCCTGCAGTCCGGTAGGCGGCGGCGTCCAGTTTGTGCTCTCCAGTGCCTGGCCGCCGGTCTTTGGCGTCCACGAGGAGTCCTTGGCCATGTTGGCGCCGGTGGACGCGTAGTCGATCTCGATGTAAGTCGAGTTCGAGCCGAAGGTCCGGTAGACCTTCATCTCCTCCATTGGCCGGTAGCCGGAGAAGTCTGGCGGTGTGGCTTGAAGGATCACGTCCTGGATGTAGGTAACCGAGATGGTCTCGGCCGGCGACGGCGCGCCCTCCTCTTTCCAAGTGTTGGTGTAGGTGTAGACGTAGGCCCGCGTCTCGACGACACCCCACTTCAATGTGACGGTCGCCTCGGGTGTTTCGGTGAGCTGGTTCAGGTAGACCTCGATGCCGCCCGGGAATGCGCTGATGCGCGTCGACGTCTCGCCCCTGAGGGTGACCGAGAAGACCTCAGTGCCAGACGTTGTCTCGACTGCCGCAAACCTCACGCACAGCTTGTACGTCGCGCCCTCTTCACCGCCGGTGGGCTCGGCAGGACGGCTGAACTTGAACTGCTGCAGCGCCAGCGTCTCAGCCAGCGGCACGTTCGTGACGCGAGAGAACTCCACGCCGGTGGCATCTTCCCACCAGACGTCCGCCTTCATCGTGATGGCCTTGCCGGTGGAGCCGTCGTAGCCAGGGATTGTGGTGCGAGTTCCAATGGCCAGTGCCGGCGCAACAGTGGGGCGCGGCACGCCAACCTTCCACTGGTTGCCGGCTGATGGAGATGGGCCATTGAAGGCCATGCCCAACTTCGTTGCCGCCATGAACGTCCCCTGGCTCGGCAGAAGGAAGTACATGCGGTTGAAGGTGTCATCGATCACCGGGCTGCTGTAAGCCTGCGCCTCAGAGCTCCAGGTGTAGAAGCTGATGCCGTCCTCGGTGAAGATGCCGCGCACCGGGTTGTTGGCCATGGAGCGCAGGAGGAAGCCGCCCCGCAATGGCTTGATGGAGCCATTGGCAAAGTCGCAGTCAACTGCGCGCTGGGCATTGCCTTGAGGTAGCAGATGCTCCTCGGTGCGCGGGATCTCCCCGCTGAAAACTCGGTTGCCGATTACAGACACAGCTGCTCCTCAGGTGCTGCTTGAGGCTGCCGCCGCAAGGCCCACTCATACAAGTCGTTGGCCGTGAGTCGGTGCGCGCCAGCAAAGCACAGTGCCGCTCCGATGGACTCGAAGCACACATACCGATCGCGGTCCTGGCCAAGTATCGGTAGCACGAAGCGACCGATGTTGAGGTAGTCGTAGCCCTTGCCGTTGTTCTTTACGAACCAGGCCAGAGCTCGAGCGATCTCGTCGTCAGAAAGATCCAGCTCGAAGACGTCCCAGCGGCCGCTGGCCAGGTCGATCTTCTTGTGGCGCACGCCGCCGTCTCGAGCTGAGGACGACCAGCACACCCCATCGATGACGAGCTCAGCATGGGACCACTTGCTCCAGGTCCACACCCGGATGCCGTAGTGGCTCAGCGTGTGGGCCCAGTCGTCGCGCGGCGGGCCTTTGTAGAGCGCGAGCTGGATGGTCATGGTCAGATGTTGTTGTAGGTTGCAGCCCAGCCGGCCTCGATGTTGACACTCGCCGGAGATGGCGATGTGTTGACGATCTCGATCAACTGGTCTGCGTGCGCAAACAGCGCCGCGTCCTGCGTGACCGCAGCCTGGAAGACGGAGGCGGCCAGGGCCTGCGTCATTTCGACGTAGCTGCCATCCATCGTCTTCCACATTAGGCCAGCCGGGATGCTCGCACCCATCATCACCAGGCCAAGCTGCTGGCTCCGGCTGAAGGTGTCGGAGTGGAACCACTTGCCCATGGTCCGATACCCGCCGAGCTGCGTCTTGCGATCACGCACGGCCTTGATCTTGGCGGCCATGGCTGCGCGCACCTCGGCAATGCTCATGGCGCTTGTGGCAAGCGTGTACTGTCGGCGGTAGCTTCCATTGACAAGCTCGACGCCGCCGCGCACAAGGCTGTTGGCAAGCGGATCGTGATCCGGTGGCGAGTCGATGATCATGAAGAGGCCAGCCTCATTGCGTCCAGCCTCGGTGTAGAGGTCGCCGAACGATGTGTCCTTGTAGGCGAGCTTGAACGCATCAATAGATTCAAATTCAGTATGCGTTGATGGTTCGTAAAACATCAGAAGTTCTCCCCAAAAAACATGGCGTTGCCAGCCGCCGGCATCGTGTATGTCAGTCGAATGGATAGGTAGTCGACGTTGAATGTGCGCGCAGAACCGGATGTTTGAATCATCCGCACGAATGCACCCGATGACCAGTTTGCAGCCACGAGAGTTGCCGGACGCTCTGCGCCAACATCAGCCCCCGTGTAAAGGGTTAAGGTGGCTGAGTTGAAGTTAATCGTGCCAACCGACGCACCGCCGTCAACAAATCCTCCGGGATCTTTTATATAGACCAGTGCTGCTCCAGCCACGGTTGTGCGTATTTTTATTATTAGCTGAGCGGCGGTAATAATGGCGCCCGCAGGGAGTGCTGTTGCAACATCCGTGGTGAAACCAAGTTTTGCATAAACACCGGACGACTGTGTAAAGGACGCGGAAGTACCGTCGTTTACGCTGATGCTGGCGCCGCTGGTCCACGCATCGCTGTTCGCCGAGTCGTAGGTGCAGACAAGATCGACTGATGGCATATCAGGCATTCACCTTCGATGCGCCGAGCCAGACATTGGTGCCGTCGTAGTAGATGGACACCACAGTGCTTGTGCTTGCTGCCGTGTTGATGGCTGGCGCCGTGGCGCTGCCCACGTAGCGCGTGACGCCAGACCAGGATACCGTTCGGCTGCCGGTGGCGTCCTGCGTCAGGATGAGCTGGTAATTGCCGACCCCGGGGAATGCGAGCGTCACCGTGGCGTTGCCCGTTAGGGTCAACAGCTGCTTCTGGCCATTGATGAAATCGATCGTGATGGACGTGCCGCTGTTGCCGGCGTTGAACTGGGAGGTGAAGCCGATGGACTGCGCCGCCTGGATGTGGCCGTTGGCACCAATCCGCATGCGCTCCGAGTTGTCCGTGTAGAAGGTCATCGGCAACACCGTGCCGGTGCCGGCCTTTCCAGACCAAAGCCGCATGTCAGAAACGAGGGCCAGGAAGGAGAAGAAGCTATGGTTGGTGGTGTCGCTGGAGTTCAGTGCCCCAAAGCCAGCTCGGTTCGATGTCCCATTCGGGACCGCGGCGACATCGGTACTACCGTTGGCCGTGTCGCTCTGGAAGAAGAGTCGGTCAGCAAGGGCGGTCGCGGTACTGAGGAGGCCCTTGATTCGGCGACCATTGCCGGTGAATGTGACATCTCCAGCCAGAGACCCGCCAGCGCTAGGAAAGGCGCCTACCTGCGCGGCTGTTGTGCCGTGTGGATTGGACGTGTTCCCGGTGTGCGATGTCAGGGTGCTGAGGTTGTCCGAGACCTGCTTCTGCAGCTTGCCAAGCGCGCCAAGGACCGTGTCGGCCGCCGTTATGACAGCATTGGTTGCTGTGCTCAACCCAGTCAGCGCGGTAGCCCGGACGTCCGTGAAGAAGTCGCGCCAGCTCTTGTCACCGCGCCAGTATTGCGATGTCGTGCCAGCGGCGATCGAAGGCTCCAGCGCACCCACGGCGCCGGCAGTCACGCGGCCTTCAATGCGCGTGGCGCCAGCCCATGCCACAGCAGTGGTGCCCTCCTGGGCGCGCACAACGGTCAGCGTGTCGCTGGACCGGCTCGAGCAGTAGCAGATCTCCCAGGCGTTCTCATTGCCGTTGACGTCGTAGCCGATCAGGGTGACCAGGAAGTCATCGGAGGGAAAGCGGGAGCCGGTGCCAGCCGAGACCGTGATGGTCGTTGCCACGTTGGTGATGCCGCTCGCAAGGACCGAGTAGGCGTTGTTCTTCCACTTCATGCTTTACACCTCGCGAACCTTGCAAACGATCTCATCCTCGAAGCGCTCACCATTGTGAGTGGTGACCACGACGGTGACCTTGTAGTCAACGCCAGACGTGCCACCCTCGTACCAGATGCGGACGCGCTCGTTGTCAGCCAGGCCAGCTGTTGCAGCAAGGCCTGCCGGCGTGGACGTGCAGGAGACGATGGTCTCGATGTAGTCGGCGACGTCGAGTGCGTCGATGTAGGTGATCGAGTTGCTGATTCGCTCACCTGGCTGTTTTGTGAACTGGCCGAGCTTCATGCTCGCCTCCATTCTCGAATGGCTGCGGGGCGAGAGAACTCTCGCGTCGAGGCTGGGCGGAAGAAGACTTCGGCCTCGTCATCTTCGCCTGTGAAATTGTAGTCGGTGGCGGTCGATTCGGCATTGAGGATTGCCACCGCTTCACCGGCACCCATCGCCGTGCGGCGACCATCAAGCGAGATGAGGGCAACCAGCGGCGCATCGCCTGCACCCAGCTTCGTGCGGACCAGCGTTAGATCCACTGCAGCCTCGGTGATTGCCTGCATCAGCGCGGTGCGCCGGTACACGTATCCCGTCATCGAGGCATTTAGGTGGATGATCGCCGGCATGTCGCCCGGCACAAGCACAAGGCCCTGCATGTCGCCGCCAAGAGCGATGACGCCGGAACCCTCAGCCCGCCTGATTGCACCGAAGTCGCCCGACGTCAGCGTGACCATGGTGCCCACGCCAGTTGCATTTCGCACGGCGCGGCCAGAGGCGCTCGAGCCAAACAGCAGCTCGGCCGAGCCGATGATCACCTGGCGCTTCATGCCGGCGTCGACCACATCGAGATAGGCATACGCATCAGCGAAGCCGTCGACGTAGCGGATGCCGCCGCTGATGTGCGCAGAGTCTAGAGCTGCAGCCAGCTGCGAAATGGCGCCGTTGTCGCTGGTCAGCGGGCGGCGAATGGCCGATGCCTGGAACTCACCCAGGGTGAGCGCAATCGCGTCGCTGAAGCCGACCTTTGCTCGAGTACCGTCGAGTGCCGCCAAGGGCAGCATGACGGACGAGCCCTCACCATAGACCACACCCACATCGGACACAGCCAGGATGCTCGTGAGAGCTGCGCCGGTCCAGTTGATGGTGCGGGTGTAGTAGAGGCTGGCGGCAACATTGACCACGCCCTCGCCCCAACTGATGCGGCGCACAGACGAGCTGAAGTCCGTGATCAGGGTTGTGTGAACTGCGCCATCGAAGAAGCGCAGGTTGCCACCAATGAACTTGGCATCCCAGACTGCAACAGCCTCGCCGGATGCGCGCTGCGTGCGCCGGAACGAGCCATCAGCCAGGATGTTGGAGATGGTGTCGCCGGCCAGCGCAACAGCGATCGGACGCACGCCCACATTCAGTGAGCGAGTGTTCAGGCGCGCGCCGTTGAGCATCTATCAGCGAACGATCAGACGCAGGGCGCCGGGGATCGCGGAGAAGATGTCGGTCGGGTCGATGGTCTTCGGTGCGGCCAGCGGAGCGTGCCACCACATGTTGCCGCCAGTCGATGCATCCCACACGGAGAAGTGGGTCACCACCACAGCGCCCGCGCCGTTGTTGGCCGGGAAGTTGATGGTGTTGGCGTTGGTGATCTGCTTGCCGCCACCAGCTTCGTCAGCAGACGCGGTGAAGGCGGACGACAGCGGTGAGCCAACGGTCTGGCGAGCGTAGGCGGGCCAGGCGCTGGTCTGCACCTCGGTTGCGCCAGTGCCGGCATCGGTCGGATCTGCGGTGTGCAGCGCGATGTGGAAGCCGGAAGGCAGCGGCAGCTGAGTGCCACGGAAGTGCTCGAGCAGTGCGGACTCGAGGTAGTTGGATGCAGCAGACATGGAGTTTTCCTTTCAGGGAGAACGATTACCCGCCAAAGCGGAGCGGACGCACACGGATGGACCCGGGCACTCGGTTGTGCATGACGTCGATCTTGGCGCTCACCACACCGGCGTCATACAGGGACTTGTTGGCCACGGCCAGCTGGGGATTGCTCCACGTCTGGCCTGGCGTGATCATCAGCCGGGCAATGGCGCCGGCAGCGATTGTGTCGAGGTAGAAGTTGACCAGGAGGTCAGGGATCACCGTGCCGAACTGCAGCGGCGCGTACACCGCATGGAAGGTCAGCGGCGCACCCAGGGGTGCAGCCGGGATCGGGTACACCGTCAGCGTGCCAAAGCCCTTGACCATGTTGTAGAACGACGGATCGCTGCTCGTGGCCGTCTGCCAGTTGGGCAGCATGCGGTTGAGCTCCGACATCGTGGTCGGCGTGAGCTCGCGCGTCGGTGTCCACACACTCTTGATCGTAATGGCCTGCATGCCAGGCAGCACGTCCATGTCGTAGTCCTGCACGCCAGCCTGCAACTGAACCGGATCAGAGATCACGTCGATGCACTGCGTGTCGATGCAGAAGCGGTTCGCCGTGAACATGATCGCCTGGCGCACCAGGTCGTCGGGGCAGCCTGGCACATCGGGTAGCACGAATTTCAGGAAGTCATCGACCTTCATGCTCAGCTCGCGGATGCAGGCGCAGCCGGGTTGAGCGGCAGCGTCTTCAGGTTCGGGTTCACGCCAGTGAGCGCGGCCACCTGGGCATTCACGCTTCCGACGAACAGGTTGATGTAGGTCGACGCCAGCGCGGCATTGCCGCCGTACTCTGCGTCCTTCAGGTTGGCCCGCGCCATCACGTAGTGGAACAGGTCATCCACGTTGCGGTCGTCGATCGACAGCTTCGTGGTTGACGCGCTAGCGCTGCCGTACAGGTTGCCCGTGTTGGGGATCTTGGGCGGGTCAGCCAACATCGACACCTCGACCCACACGCTGTCGCCAGGCTTCACGCCTGGGGAGACGTAGAAGTGCTTGGGATTGCGCGGGTCGAAGGTGTACTGCCGAGGTGTGCCGGTCTTCGTGTGCCAGTCGGGCGACACGGCGTCCAGCGTCTCCTTGTCGGCGATGCGGATCGCATTGCCAGGGGCCGTGCCGTTGACGCCCATGTACCGGTGGACGCCCTGCAGCATTGCGCCGTAGGTGTCCGTTGGGCTGGAGCCGTCGCTTGGCAGGATCATGGCCGCCGGGATGTAGCCGATGTACTGGCGCGTGCCAGCAGACAGCTTCACGGCATCCACCCTCGCGCAGGTGTGCGGCATGTACTTGGCCAGCACAAGCTGACCATCATTGGTCGCATCGACAAGCTCTGTCTCAGACCAGCGGTCGAACTGCGGCGCGAGATCCAGAAGCTGGGACGAGACCCGCTCCAGGAAGTCTTTGACGAGGACGGACGACGGCATTCAGCCCCCGATCAGCCGTGGACGCTGAAGGCGAAGCGAGGAACGTCGATGGCTTCGCCGTTCTCGTACTGGGTGGTCACGGCGTTCTTCAGCACCTCGACCACTTCGACGGGCACCTCGACGGGCTTGCCGCGCTTGATCTGGAAGCCGAAGCCGTTCACGAACACGGGCACGTCCTCGCGGCCGGCAGAGCCTTCACCAGAGTGGATGGTGATGGTCACGCGCTCACCAGTCAGGCCGGCTTCGTTGGCGCCAGCAGCCTGCTTGGTGGCAGCAGCCTTCACACCCTTCGCGCCCTTGGTGGCGGTGGTGGCGGTGGCGGCAGTCTGGGCGGCGGCGTCAGCTGCGGGGTCGTCGATGGAAGTGATGGTGGAGTCAGTCATGGGAAGTCCTCACAGGAGTTGCCCGGGATTGCGCACCCGGGCGAAGCGCTCAGACCACGAGGATCAGAGAGTCGTCGGCAGAACTGCCAGATCGAAGAAGGTCACGGTCAGGCCAGCCGCATCCAGCGCGGTCGTGCCGGGCGTGAACGTGGTCGAGTCGTTGGTGACAACCTTCACGGCGCCAATCGGCACGTAGCCGGATGGCAGCTCAGGCACGCCGCCGCCCATGGTCGTGATCTTCGACAGATCGCTGCCATAGACCAGCTGCTGGCCTTCGTAGGAGCCTTGGACCACGGCCACGGTGCCGGCAGCATTCAGGGCCACCACGTAGATCACGGTGGTGCTGATGGGCTGCACGTACTGCGGGTCGGCCGTGGTGACAGGCTTGCCATCGGCGCGGTGGGTCGCGGCGAACGACTGGGCCGACAGAGCAGCCTTGGTCTTGAACACACCGCCCACGGTGTAGGTCGTGGTGCCCGTGGTGCTGATGGTTGCGGCGCCGCCAGCGTTGATGGCCAGGGTGGCCTTCGTGTGGCAGCGGTTGGCCAGAGCATTGATCAATGCCTGGACGCTGAGTTTGTTGAGATCGCTCATGGTGATTCCTCGAAGCTGGTTAAAAAAAGGGGTGCCCTACACAAGGCAGAGCACCCCTCATCACCCGATCAGAGATCAGGCGGTGGCGGCGACCTCGGCGCGAACCATCCAGGCGTCGTTCAGGATCACGCAGGTCTGCATGGCCTTCCAGCCGACGTGGCCACGCTGGGCCAGGGGGTCGCTGTCGCTGGGCTTCGGGTTCACGACCATCGGGGTCAGGGCGAACATGCCCTTCAGCGCGATGATGGCGTAGGCGTCGCGGGCCACGAACAGCACCGGGTACACGTCGGCGGAGGTGCCGGTCGTGGACAGCATGGTGCCCTTCGCGCCACCAGCATCAGGCCAGGCCTCGAAGATGGTGGACGACACGTAGCGCACGTCCTCGCACTTGCCCAGCTCGTTTTCCCAGGGGGTCATCGAGCCGTACTTTTCGGCGGGGACGAAGCCGGTCAGGCCGCGCACATCAGCTTCCAGGTCGGGGTGGATCAGGGCGACGAAGCCAGGAGCCACGTTCTCGGTGCCGTATGCGGGCGTCGAGCGGACGATGGAGGTGATGAAGCGAGCGTTCTGACGCTTCAGGGCGCGCACAGCACGACGCTGCAGCGTGATCGAGATGGCGGTGTTCACCGCGTTGCGGGCGGAGCCGTTGGCGTACAGCACGTTGGTGCCGGCCTTCAGCACGCCGAAGCGCATCTTCTCGATCATCTGCGCGGCCTGTTCGCCCAGCAGGGACACAGCCTCGTTCAGAGTCTGGTCTTCGTGGGTGTCGAGGATCACGTCGGTGATCGTCACGCGGTCGCCGTACTGGGTCAGGGTGGCCGTGACGTCGGTCACAGTCAGGTTCTGGCCAGTGGGGGTCACACCTTCGGTGAGGGCCTGGGGGGTGTTCGGCAGCGCGTTGTAGCGGCGGAACTTCATCACCTTGGTCGAGTTCTCGGGCAGGGGCTTGGCCTGACCAAATTTCTCGATCACCAGGAACGGGAGGCCGCGCTTGAGCAGTTCTTTTTCTGCGTAGGCGGCGGTACGGGGCGAAATATCGCCGTAGACAGTTGCCATTTCAGTGTTTCCTTTCGTAATGGCGGTTTGTCAATCGCTGTGTGGACAGCCATCCAAAAGGAGCCTCTGACTTCGCCTTGCCGTGTGCAGACACAAAGTGAGTCATGGTGAGGGCGGCAGCGCCGTGTCCTCGACTCGCGTCATGCGCGACTGCTTCGTCGTGCTCCAGGTGCTTGGTGATTGGTATCCGGCGCACCATGCGACGCCGGCTGTGAGGCAGATGGCCTGCCTTAGCAGAGCGGGTGAAAACAGAAGCCAACGCTGCCCAGGCGCTTGTGCCCGGCATCACGTTCAGTTGGTTGGCTGCTGCATTCATGCGCGCGATTCTATGCAGACTAAACCGAAAGTTTGCAAGAAAACAACACTTTTTTTGACAGGCAGAACGACGCGTGGTAGGGAATCGTTCTGCTGCCAATCAATACTGGTTCCAGGCGTCCTCGTAGCCTTCGGCCTTCACCGGCGCCTCGGGGAGTCGCATGCCGCCAGAGCGCACGCCCTGGGCTGCATCCAGTGCGGGATCGGGCTCAGTGGGCGCCGGCTTGCTGGCTTCCTTGAACTTGCTCAGCAGCTTCACGATCTCGCGCGCCGAGCCGCCTTCAGCAATGCGCTCGCCGTCCGGGTACTGCTTGATGAACTCGTTGAACTCGGGGGCCTCAGAGACCTGCAAGAAGTCGGGGTGCGCGTCGGCAATCGCCTCGAAGTGCGCGCGCTCGCGGTCGTCGGCGATGTTGCCGATCACCTGCTCCAGGGTCTGTCCGAACTGGCCCGTGGCTTCCTGAGCGATCTTGCCGGCGGCCTCCTTGGCCTGGGCGCCAGCGATGGTCGAGATCAGCTTCACGAAGTCCTCGCCGAAGTCGTCGGCCAGAATCTTCATGGCCTGGGCGGCAGTCAGCTCGCCTGATTCCACCTGCTCTGCCACCTGCTCCACAGCTTCTGCGCCCTCCTTGTCGCCGCTGGCGGCCAGCTGGTCTGCGGCCTGCTCCATGGCTTCGGTCTGCTGGCTTTCACCCGACTCGCCAGACTCGGCGCGCGGCATCTCGACCTGGCCACCCTTGGTGCGCAGCTCGGCCTCCTTGCGCTCCAGCTCGGCTTCGCGGGCACGCAGTCGGCCCTCCCAGCTGCGGCGGCGCTGCTCTTCCTTGGGGTCAAGAGGCGCGTCGTCGAGATCCTCGTCGGCCGTGGTGGTCGTGGCGTCAGCGGCCGCATCGCCCTGCGCCTGCTCGATCTGCTCGCCATCGGCGACAGCCAGGACGACGGCAGCGGGCTCACCGCCGGTGGCGCCATCGCTCTGTGCGGGTGCATCCTCATTGGATGGCGTGATGCCGCCAGCAGGAGCCTCTTCGTCGCGAGGTGGCATCATGTCTTCATCGAACGCGGCGGCGTAGGCTGCCAAGTCGTTCTGCTCGTCTTTCGGGTCCATGCGGTTTCCTTTCTACCGGCTGCGGAAAAAGCCGGGGAAACCGGCTTTGGGACTGTCCTCACCAAATGGCGAGGGGCTCAAAGAATCTTTGGGTCGAGGTGCTGCTCGGCCGTGATCGACTGGCGCAGCGCGACCACCTGCTTGAGAGCGATCTGAAGAGGAACCAGGTTCTCGATGGTCACGTTCTCGAAGTCGGCCCGGTACTGTGCCTCGAGGGCGTTCAGCAACTTGACCATGGAGCGCACCGACTCGGCCATGCCGAACTGGCGCACAGCCACCAGGGCGTCGGCAGCCTCGCGCTGCAACTGCAGGGAGTCAATCACTGGTCAATCTCCGGGGTCTCGATGCCGGCGTGCATGCCAACCTGGCCCGTCATGGGTGGGATGCGATCAGGGCCTGGGGCCTGGGCCATATTTGGCTGCGCAGGTCCAGGTGGCTGCCCACCAGGGCCGCCTGGGCCGGGCTGGCCACCGCTCAGGCGCTGCACCTGCTGGCCGAGGATCTGCGAGATCGCAGGGTCTGGCGTGGCGTCCTTGAAGTTCACGCTGCGCAGGAGCTCGTCGCCGGCAGGGGCGATCATCGGGTTGGTCACCGCGACGCCGGCCGCCTGCAGCGCGGCGAACACTGTGGCCATCTTCGACTCCATGGCCTTGGACACGATGAGGTCGATGTTGGCCAGCTTCTCGGCCGCCTGGATGTGCATCACCTTGGCGTCAGCCATCAGCTTGGCTGCCTTGCCTTCGGCTTCCGCGACCTGGGCCATCAGCATCTTCTGCTGCAGCGCCTGCTGCATCTGCGCCTGTTCGCTGCCCTGCATCTCCTTGATCTCGTCCTCGGTGTAAACCACGTCGGACAGCTCGTTGGCTTCGGCACGCAGGATGTTCAGGCGGTGGCGGTTGATAAACGGCGCATCCATGGGGTTGGCCGTCAGGGCGCTGAACTCGTTGAGCTGGCGTGCGCGCACTTCCTTGGCGATCAGCGACGCCGTGCCGCGAGCCTTCACATCGAAGTCGCCCTTGATCTCGTCGTTGCCGTTGAACTGCATGTTCCACCGGTACAGGCCGGTGATGAATGAGCGGGTGATCCCCTCGTCCCAGTTGGTGATCAAGTCCTTGATGACGATGTTGACCGCGCCCATCAGCATGGACAGGCCCGAGCTCGTGCCGGCCGCCCCCTGGGTGGCATTCTCTCCGGTCATGTAGCGCGGGATGGCGCTGACCTCGTCGGCGTTGTTCTCGAACATCGAGTTCAGGCCCATCAGCGGCTGCAGGCCGTTGGGCATGGTCACAGCCTTGACCGCGGTCTCGCCAGGCGACGTCTGGTTGCGCAGCCACACCTTCCACGGGAAAACCTCGTCCGGCTTGGTCAGCGGGTGCAGCAGGTGCGGGTTGACCTCCAGCATCGATCCCGACGTGATGGCGGCGTTGTCCAGCATCAGGCGGGTCGCCGCGTTGATGTTGGTCTGCTCGTCGCGCATGATCATCGGCAAGCCTTCGCCGAAGATGCTGGTCTCGTCATTGTCGAAGTAGTAGAGGTGGTACGGCCAGGTGACGCCGTTGATGGGTTGCAGGACAGCCTTGATGACCTGGCCATCGGGCAGGAGCCACACGTTCGAGAAGAAGCTCTCGTGCATGCGCTCTTTGGGGATCGTGACCCCAACCTCCTCCAACTCCTTGCCGGTGAGCCAGCCCCAGCGCTCGAGCACTTCGTACTGGCCGCCTGGCTTACCCTGGCTCGCGGAGCGATCGCCAATGACCTTCAGCTCGTTGTCGAAGTACCTCAGCTTGACGCAGCCGTTGGGGTTCCTCTCGATGTATTCCTTGATCTTGACGCCATCGAAGGTCTTGCGGTTCGCCAGGTCAGCCACATCGTGGCGCGACATCTGGTGGCGCTCATAGACGAAGCGGCACATCTCCAGCGTGGAGGCCGACATGTCGGGGTAGAAGCGCCACAGCGGCACGAAGTCCACGAACGGGACCACGTACTCCTCGCTGCGCTGCACCCACTTGCCACCATCCTTGATGAACTTGACGCGGATCTTCTTCTCGACCAGAGGGCCCTTGAGCACACCGGTGCCGTACAGGTGGCCAGAGTGGACAACCTGCTTGGACACCAGCTTGTAGCGCACCTCGACCAGTTGGTCCTCGACCACCTTGGCCATCTTCTTGGCGGCGGTCTTGGCCACGCCCAGGCAGGCCTTGTCCAGAGCCTCCTGGTCAGGCCGCTGGCCGCCATTGACGCGGGTCAGAACATCGATCAGCTTGAGCTTGATCTCGTCAGGCAGCGTTGGCACCGGCGTGCTGTCGATGTCCCAATTCTTCTCTGTGCCAGCAGGGAAAAGCAGGTCCATCACCCGGGAGTCGGCCGTCTTCACCTTCACGCGCGTCTTGCGCACAAAAGACTTCGAGCGGTTCTTCCCGATCATCACCTCGGTCTCAGGATCGTACTGACCCTTGTACTGGCGCAGGTCGCGCAGCCAGCGCTGCTCGGTCAGGAGTCGATCGGCCTCGGCCTGGGCGAACTCCATGATCAGCTTGGTGCCGAGCGCCTCGAGCTGGGCCGACTGCTGTTCGGGCGCGGCGGCGAGCTCCTGCTCAGCCGCCAGTGTGTACTCGACTTGGTCGGTGGTGTTGGACATGGGCGATTCTATTGACTGCTGAGCGCCGGCCTATGGTTTAGACCAGGTTTTTCAGCTTGTAGCGAGTCGAGTCTGCGAGGGCCACCATCTCGTCGATGATGTTCTGCAGCGCTGGCAGTTTGCATTCGGTGCGCGCGGCGTCGAGCATGGAGCACACGCCATCCAGCAGCACGTATGTGTCGCGCTCCAGCTTGAAGCTGGCGGCGTTGAACTTGATCAAGCCATAGCGCCCTTGGTACGCCTCGGCGAATGAGTCGATCAGGGGAACCAGGCCCTCGTAGAACTCACCCAGGGCGACGTGCTGCGCGTAGCTGGTGGACTGCAGGTGGGCGATGTGCGCGACGGTGCGCGCATTCATCAGCGCCAGGACGAAGTCACCCGGGGCCTTCAACATACGTCGACACTCCAATCAAGCCACTCGGCCACCACGTAGAACGCGATGCCGGCCAGGATGAGGATCACGCTCAGCGCACTCATGCCTTTTCCTTTTCCTTCTCGTCCTCGGCCTTCTTCTCTTCCTTGGGCTCCTCGAACTTGTCGTTCTTGAAGGCGTCGGAGAAGGCGTCGGAGTCGGCCTGGCGGGCAGCCCTCACCGCGGACACGACAGGGTCGGCGTCCTTCTTCTCGTCTTCCTCGGTCCAGGCTTCCAGGTACTGGTCTTGGTCTTTGTTTTCCATGGTGCTTCCTCAATAACCGGCCGTCGTCGGCGCAGCAGGGGCGGATGACCCGCCCAACAAGCCACCCCCGACGGGGGCGACAAACTCAGCGAAGGTCACGGCCAACGCATCACCACCGTCTGGTGAGCGGATGCCGCGCTTCTTCATGTCCTTCTTCGACTCCAGGAGCCGCTTCCTCTTGCTCGTCTCCATCGGCTGTGGCGCGCACAGATCGGAGATCAGGGCCGCGTCGTTGGGCAAGCGGTTGGGATGGTCCTCGACCCACTCCTTCATCCGCCACCAGCACTCGGCGCGCTTGTTCTCGTAGAGCTCAGGGTCCGTGGCGCCGGAGCCGAAGTTCACCGCGATGTGCGGGATGTACATCTCGCGCAGTCGGTCCACGATGCCGGCGCCGATGCCACCCTTGTCGACGAACAGGCCATCGGGCTTGAACTCAGTCCAGTATTTGGCCAGGATGCCGGCGACCTCCATTGGCCGCTTCTTCTCGTGGTACTCGATGCGAAACACCGTCCGACCCTGGCGAAACACGATGGCCGTGCGGTCAGCGCCCTCCTCGGCTGGGTCGCAGCCAATGAGCAGTGGGCCCTGCCGCTCGCGGTACTTGCTGTTCACCGCCTCCGCCACATCCTGCGGCGAGATCAGCGGGTTCATCGTCGACGTCTGGAAGGCCATGGCCGCAGTGGCCGGGTATTCCTGGTCGAACAGCCACGCAAAGCCCTTGCCGTACTCGGCGATCTTGGCGCGGCGCCACACCATCTGCTCGAGGTCGCAGCCGTGGGCGGTCATGTACTTCTGCTCGGACTCGTCGAGCTCGAAGTCGGTGGGCACCGGCAGCCGGTACTCGTCCTGCCACATCCAGGGCACGAAGATGGCGATGTACTCGCCGCGCCCCATCTCGGCCTCCTGCCACATCTCGTGGAAGGCGTTGCCCAGGCCGTTGGCCGTGGACTCGAGGATGATCTCGGTGCCCTCAGCCAGCGGGATCGAGTTGCCGATGCCGGCCAGGTGCTTCTGGGCGTTCTGCCAGAACCCGAACTCCGAGCCGTGCAGCATCTGCGCGGTGTTGCCTCGACCAACGTCCTGCGAGCCGGCGGTGGCCAGCTTGTAGCCGCCATCCAGGCGGCCGAACACCAGCTCCTGAGCGTTGGATGCCTTCTTCGTCGGCGCGAGCGGGTTGTGGTCGTCGTACCGCTTCACCATGTTGAACAGGTTCTGCGTCGACTTCTCTTCGTGCGAGACGATGAAGGCGCGCTTGCCCTTGCTCGTGCTGGTGCGCTTGTAGTAGCGGGCCGCCACGTAGGTGGAGCAACCCTGCTGCCGACCCTTCAGGATCAAGGCCCGGACGTAGCCCTTCTTCTCCTTCTGCTCCTCGAGGCGGGCGTGGATGTAGCGCTGGGCCCGGTTCCACAGGAAGGGGACCAGGTTGCCCTGCTTGTCCAACACCTTCAGGCAGTGGGCACCGTAGGCCTCGTCGTCCTGGATCAGCTGCTTGAGTCGGGCGATCTGCTCGGGGCTGTACTTGCTCACGCGCCGATGGCCTCCAGCAGGTCATCGACCGTGCTCTTCTTCGCATCGTCGTCGTCGAGGCGGTACATCTTGCGCTGCATGGGCACATACACACCGTGAACGGCGGCCAGATCCTTGGCCATCTTCACGCGGCCGGCGATGTCGATGATGTAGCGGTAGGTCTCGTTGGCGCGATCCTTGAAGGCCGGGGTCGTCTCATCGAAGTTCTCAGCCATCCACTCGAGCATGGAGCGGAACTTTGGGTCAGCCAAGGCCACCAGCTCCCGCAACATGCCCAGGGCGTTGTCCAGAGCCATCTGCACGTCTTCGCGCTGACGCAGGTCAACACGGGACACCACCTCGCTGTACTCGCGCACGGTTTCCATATCCGTGAGCTTCCGCTCCGTGGCAACTTGTTTGGAAACCTCTTTCTTGGCAACCAGATCTCTTGCTCGCTGCTGAACCCTTTCTGCGATGTCGCGGGTCCACTCGTCCTTCTTGGCGCGCTTCTGGATTGCCGTGTGGGAGACGCCATGCTCCTCGCCAATCTGGCGGATGGTCTTCAGGCCGGCGCGGTAGTCGCGCTCGATCAGCTCCCAGTCGACGAACTTCTTTTCAGTCATCCCAGCCTTCTCGCATTACAGACCCCAACCCTCGATGGCGCATCCACTTCCTTCACAGGCCATGGCTGTCGTCCTCCTCCAGGGCGCGGGCCCGGGTGATGCTCTGCCCCACGGTGAGAGCCGTGGCGATGTCCTTCTCCATCTGCTCCATCCACTTGACGGCTTCAGGGTTGGAGCGCAGCACTTTGGCCTCCAGGGCGGACGCCTCACGATCGTGGCCACGCAGGCGCAGGATCTCGGTGGTGGCCATGCGCAGCTGGCCGATGACGGCCTGGTGGTGCTCGGTCAGGGGTTGTTTCTCTCCGGTGATCAGCATCAGAGGCCCCATCCTTCCATCGTCAAAGCGTATCCAGAGCCTTCCATCACTGGCACGCCTCGCAAGTGCCTTCGCCCGACAGGTCGCATGCGCCAACCAGGGGAGCGTCGCTGTCCAGGGAGAAGCCGCGAGCCACCACAGCAGGTGCGGGCGGGATCGAGGGGTTCGATGCGTCGATGTGGATGGGGGCTGCCTGAGATGCGCCGATGGGCGTGGTGGCGATGATGGCGCGGTCGATGGCGGCATCCTTGCGGGCCTGGCCGGTCTGGTACGGCATCCACTCGACGTAGCCGCCAGTGTTTTCGCCATTCGCATCCACGGGGAACAGGTCACCCTCCTGCATCAGCTTGACCGATGTCAGTGGGAACTGTCGCCCCATGATGTCGGTGACCATCACATTGACCATGCGGTCGCCCCAGACTGCAATGATGGTGGCGTCCAACGGCTGAAACTTGGTCGTATCCGACTGATCGCAGGCGACCTGCATGCCGCCACGGCCTTCGCGATCCCATTTCGAGGGGCGATACCAGACCTTGCGGCCGACGGTGGGTTTGATGATGTTGCTCACGGGGACTCCTTGAAGTTGATGAGGACAGCGACGTCCTCGCGGTTGATGTTGGGGGTCTCGAAGATGGCCTTCTGCTCGCGGCCGTCGTAGACGGCGGCGTGGCCGTTATGGATCAGGATCAGTCGGGTCATGCGGGCGCCTTCGGTTGGTTGAATCGTTGGATGCGCGAGCCAAGGATGCGGCTGTAGGCGGCCATGACCTGGGCCTGTTCGCGCATGAGCCACTTCTCCTCAGTGGGCAGGCTCGCGAAGTGCGCCGAGTCCAGGTAGGTGACCAGCTTCTCCAGCTTCTGGTCGAGCTCCTGCTTCTCCTGGACAACGCGGATCTGGTACGGCTCCATCACTTGGCCCCTTGAACTGGGCCCGGGATATGCACCGGGTCTTTGCGCGAGGTGATCGCCGATCCGGTCGCAGCACCAATGACTGCCGCCAGGATGATGGCCACCGTCTTCTGAACGATGTCGGAGCTCTGCTTCTGGATGGGCTGGGACAGTTCCAGGGTGTTGATCCGTTTGTCGTGCTTCTCGATCTCCTTGAAGGCACGGCCCAGGCTGTCCGATGTCGTGGCCTGGCGCTCCTCAATGATGGCGAGGCGGTTGACCGACTTGGTCAGCTCGCCCACCGCCTTCTTCAGGTCATCGACGTTGTCGTTGATCCGGTCGAGCTTGGCAGCGTTCACGGCTTCAGTTACTTTGTGGTGCTGTTCGTCGGTCATCAGTGGTGCTCAGCGCTTGTCGGGCGCGTTGGTAGAGGTCGAAGAGGTTGAGGTATTCGATTCGGATCTCTTCGGCGCGCTCTGCTTCGTCGACAAGAAGCTCCCCGTCCTCTCGGTAAAGGACGGCAGCACCACACTGTCCGGAAGGCGTGTCACCGCTGGCAGCTGCACTTGCTCCACCGCCGGCCGAGAGGGCGGGGCGGGAGGGAAGTGATTGCAGCCCGTAACGAAGACCGCGCACATCATCGCGAAGACGTTTGATTTCAGCATCTTTCTTGCTCCTCTGTTGATCAGCAGCGGCCTGCAGTTCACGCTCACGCTTGCGGGCGGAGGCCTCATCAGCGGCGCGCTGGTCGGCTTGCTCGCGCTTGTATGTGTCGAACTCCGACCGCAGCTCAGCGGTCTTCGTTTTCTGGTCAGCGACCAGACTCTTCTCGTGCTTGACGGCCAGCTTCAGATCGGTGTTCTGAGATAGGCTTGCGGCGTTGGTGGCCAGCAGGCCGGCGCACACCAGCGCCCAGATCCAGCTCGGGATCATGTCCAACATGGCGCCGATTGCCTTCAGTGCGATCTTCATGGGGAAACCTTCTTCTGAACCACGTTGGCGGTCAGGTATCCACCCACGGTGGCGATGACCACGGCGCTGTACACGCCATCGGCGATGTAGCCGGCGGCGGTCAGCCAGGTGGCGCTGGCCAGAGAGACCATGGCCAGGATGAACTTGCGCGAGGCAAGGGCCTTCATGCCCACCCGCCTCGGCGTTGCTTGACGCGCTCGTAGATCAAGTAGCCAACCGCGCACATGGTGACCACCAACAGGGCCGGCACCAACCAGTCGCCCAAGCTCTGCAGCGACCACTTCACATCGGAGACGGTGCGGGCCACCTCAGAGACCGAGGCCACGGCGGCAGTGCCACCGGCGACGACGCCGGCACGGTTGATGGAGCTCTCGGTCATCGGGCGCTCAGCATCCACCGACTGCGGCATGTCCGGCACCTCGGCCTCGACCACCTCGTAGTCGTCGCCGATCACCACCGGGGCAACCACCGGCTTGAGGTACAGCGAGCCCTCGGCGGCGCGGCGGCGGGTCAGGCCCGGCTCCTCGCGACCATTGGCTTTATTCCACAGACCGAAGGCGCGGGCCGCAGCCTGGTCGTCACCCCTGTTGTGTGCGCGCAACACCGTCGACTGCCGGAACCCGTCCTTGGCACCCTTCGGCTTGGTGGCGCCCTTCCAGCCCAGGCCGATGTTGTAGGCCAGGCTGGTCATTGCAGCCAGCTGGTTCTCGTTGGGCTGGCGCGTGCATGCTTCACGCACGCCGCGCTCGAACTCCTTGAGCTCCTCGATCAGGCGGCCTGCAGCCTCCGAGCGGGACATGCGCGTGTCCGGCGTCACCCCATGGGTGGTGCCGATGCCGCAGGTCCAGGGCTTGGCCGGCAGGCTGGCCACCTCGGGCGGCAGCTCGGCCAGGATCTCCCTGGCTGGCCGGAACCCCCAGCGCAGGCGCATGCCACGGGTGGCGCGCGCCAGCTCACTGGCTGGGTCTGGGTAGGCGAACTCGCGGTACGACTCGTACTCTTCGATCAGCCTGATGCCGGCCTGGTTGATCACCGGCGGGCCCCGTTGGCGCGCTCACAGGCGGCGTCGGCCTCGCGCTTGATGAAGAACAGCTCCACCGTGGTGTACTGGTCGACGTCGAACAGGCGCCAGCTGCCATTGGCCCAGCGAATTTCGTAACGCATGAGCGTCTCCTGGAAAAAGAAAAGCCACCCGAAGGTGGCTGCCGACTGGGGAGGCTTGCGCCAACAAGGCAGTCGGAGTATTTGGCTGTCCAGGCTGGCATCGAGCCAGCGCGCACTCGATTAACAGTCGAGCGCTCTACCAACTGAGCTACTGGACAAGATGCAGCTGTCGCCCGGGATGCCCCAGGCCATGCCCACCGAGTGCCTCAGCAGGTGCTGCAGAAAAGGTTGTGGTGCCCCGCGTCCGGGCTGGCACTGAGGCCGCACGCTACTCGCTGCGTCTGCACTGAAGGCGGCCACTGCGGACTCGAACCGCTATCTAAATCAGGCTTCCACCTCGTCCCAGGCATTGCACCTGGACACCCATGCTTGCTGACGGCGCAGCATCCGCTTTCGCGTACACCACCAAGAAAAAGAGCGAACCACGCCCCGCCTGTCACGACCTGGACCGAGCTTCCAGACTGGACTACCAGCTTGTCGATGGGCCGTTGCAGTTTTGCACGCCCGCGCTCTTTCTTGGTGGCCCCGGTGTTCCAACCGGGATCAGTGCCCGCCGGCACCTTGATCGGCGGCGCCCATCTACGCGATGTCGCCGATCTGTCTCTTCTCTCTACAGGTGTTTCTTCAGAGCGAGCTCGACCCTCGAGTGGCCGCTCCGTTCAAATTGGCGCTGGCGGTGGGGCTGTGAGACCCCACGGCATACCCGATGCCCCAGCGCGCGCGAATTATACACAGCAGTGTTGCTTCGCGCACTTTTTGTTGTTGCTACAAAACAACACCGTGCGACTTGAGCCACTTCTGATTCCGCTGCACTCGGTACTCCTTCCATGCAGCGTGGGCGGCGACCTCTATCTTAACCAGGCGGATGTGACGCACATACATGCCGCACCCGATGGTGTAGGCCAACTCCCTGCCCTCATCAATGTGTCGCTGGACTGAAGCATCGATCTGCCGCTTTATCCGCTCCATGGCCTTCTCGCACGCCTCATCGAGGTCAAACACCTCCTCCCAGCATTCGTTGTCGCTCTCTTGGTTGAGCGGGTTGCCCGGGTGCGTGCAGCAGACGCACGGTGCGCTGATGAAGCAGGTGCAGCCGCGATGCTCGCACAGCCTTTCGTAGGCGTCTCGGTCGGCCTGGGCCCAATCCTTCAAGACTTGCATGCCGAGCCCTCCTTCAGTGTTGCGAAGTGCGCCTGCATACCGCGAACGATGCGCAGCAGGTACTCGCGCTGGAGCTTTTCGTACCTTTTCAGCATCAAGCCGTTGGTGCCCCACTGCAGGTTGTCAGCCACGTAACCAGCATCGCAGCCGCACACGAAGCGCTCGACGCTCTCCTGGCCGTGGGCACCCCAATACGCCGTCCAGGCTCTGGCAAAGCACCGCACAGTGATGCGCGATGCGCCAGGCCGGATCTCCTCGACGTAGACGGTCACCGGGTCCAGGCGATCAGGGTGGAAGCGATGGACTCGCAGAGTAGGCTCGCTCATGGCAGCACCCGGTAGGCCACGATGTCATCGGAGGCGCCCTTGTGGGCCCACCTCGTCATGTATGCCTCACCAGCCCTGCCGATGCGCAACTCGCCGTCTCGGTAGCGGACATGAACGTCTGTGCCGCGCGGGACCGGCAGCTCGCCGCCATCCCACTTGTTCCAGTCCCCCTTCGGACTCTCAGCGACGCGCACGCCGCTGTCGTAGGGCTTCAGGGCGTCGCGCACAGCATCGGCGTTCTGGATGAGCCAGTCGACGAGCACCTCCTTCACAAGCTCCGGGCAGGCAAAGGTGTCGACCACACTTTCCACACCGATGCGGCGCGCGGCAAGAACGCGGTCGCGGCGCGCCACCATCTCGTTGTAGGCCGCCTCGTCGGCCTGGCTCCAGGTTTCGTTCGTGCTCACAGCAGGCCTTTCTGATCAGCGATCCGCATTTCCAGTTGATAGGTGGTCTCCCAGTCCTTGGTGATGATGCCCTGCTTCACCAGGTACTTCAGCACCTCCTCGCGGTCGAACACCTTGAATGGCTCACCCCACCAGATGTCGCGCTGGAACGGGTCGTTGATGCGGCGCAGACCCATCGTGAGGCGGTAGCGGGACAGGCCAGATGGGAACCGGGTGCGCGAGCCCTTGGGCCACTGAAATGGCTTGGTGGCGCGACGGATGCTGGCGCCGTACTCGATCTGCCACCAGCGATCACCATCCCAGTAGCGCAGTGTGTGGTACTTGGATTCGCCTCGGCGGGTGGTGTAGACGTCTGGCTTCGTCGGCTTGCTTGAGTGCCAGTAGTAACTGATCTTGCTCATGTGTTTCTTTCGATGAATGGTGCTGCCGGCTGCTGCTCGCGCTGCTGCCGCTCATATTCCTTGACCTGCTTCGCGGCCCATGGGGCCGGGCCGGCGGCCGGCGGGAAGGGCCAGGTCATTTCGACCTCGCTCTCAGCATGGCGTCGGCCATGGCGTAGGCCGCAAAGGCGTAGCGATCTGGGGTTCCTGGACCCTCTCCACTTCGATCGGCCCACGAGCTGACAAGTGAGCGGCTTCCGCCCCATGGTGGCTCAGCGATCAGTGCGCCCATTGCCTGTATGGCAAACTCATCCCGGAGTCGCTCCAGGTAGGCGACGGAGGCCTTACTTGGCTTGACGCCAGAGACCGGCTCTGGATTGAGCGAGAAGCCAAGGCGACGCAGGGCCCCGCAAACCTCCCATGTCGCCCTATCCCCAAAGCCATCGAGCTTCTGGAGACTCTTCAGCGATCGACTGAGAAGCTGTTGGATCGTCTCAATCCCGTGCCTACGCAAGACGTTTCTCGACCTGTTTGACAAGCCGAGGGCCTCGATCCCGAGCCTCGACTCGGCGTCAGCGCCGGTACTCACGATGCAGCCCTTACGGGGCCGCCAATCTCGATGGCCTCGGCAAGCTCGCCGAACTCCTTCAGGACATCGTCCGCGTCGCGCTCGGCAGTAAGGCGGGGGCCACTCTGGTCGATGCTGATCATGTCGTTGTTGTCCCAGGTGATCAACTCCTGGGTGAGGTCGTATGCCTGGCTGATAATGCCTTGTGCCCACGCGATCCAGGTGTAAGCCTCCGGATCGCTGACGCGGACGCGGGCGAGCAATTCATCTTCGTCAATGCAGGAGGCGGGGCTCGTCTTCTCGAACTTCTCGACCAAGTCCTGCGCCACGACGACGGCGTTGCCGGCGCGCGCCTTGCGACCCTCTTTGATCAACTCCTCCGCCACGTCGACGGCGTTCTTGGCGGCCAACCAGGCCTGGCCACGGGCGACCTCGCCAACCTTGTTCACGCGACCCTGGATGTCCAGCAATTTTTCGGGCAGTCCCATATTCAACTCCTTTGATCTGCGAAGAATCTCGCATTGGGCAACACCCTGGGCGGGCGCTGCGCGATGCGGGCTCAGTTGGCGCCCAAGCCAGCACGGACGGCATCTCCGGCCGCCAGGTTTCTCGACCACCGGAAGTAGGCCGCCGGGTCCAGGCCGTTGCCGTTGCAGGTCCAGCACTGGATGTACGAGCCACGGTCAGCCTGCCCACGCCGACGAGCATCCAGGGTGCGAGCCCGATCAGCGCCGGCGCCATTGCAGTCACTGCAAAGGCTCCCAGTGCGCAGCGGCGGCGGCAAGTTGTCGTCCATGTTGATCTCCTGTTGCGATTTCAGTTGGTGTCGGCCTGGCGCTCGACGAAGGCCTTGGCCTCCTTCATGGAGCGGAAACCACCATCACCACTGGTCCAGCCAGGCAGCTGCACACCCCACTCGCGGGCGAACGGCTTGCTGCAGCGCAGGTACACGCGGGCGCCGTTGCTGGCGATGTAATGGCGGTCGCCATCGACGTTGGTCTGCGTGGTCCAGGTGATCATGATGTGTTCCTGTTGCGATTTCACTGGAGAGGCCCGACGCGCGAGCCTCTGCGGTGGAATCAGCGCTCGATGGCGGTCTGGGTCAGGCCACCGGCTGCAGCTGCCACGTCGCTCTGCGGCTCGTCGCTGTTCAGGCCGTAGGCGGTGGCGAAGGCGGCTTGGTCTTCGTAGCGTTCGCTTTGGTATCCAGCCCCACAACCCGAATTCACGACAACAAGACGGTTGGCGTGCTCGACCACCTCGATTGCGTCAATTCGGCACTTGATGACGCCGCTCACATTGTTCAGCGCACACATCGCGCTGTAAACCGCTTCGGCTTGGGCTTGGTTGAGGATCATGGTTTTCTCCTGTTTGGGTTGGGGAATCGTCATTGGACTGGCCGTAGCCAGTGCGATGAAGACTCAGGCCCAGGCCTCTTCCTCGGCCTCGCGGCGCTCGAGCGCAAGATCGTCGTCGGCGCCGTAGGCGATGTAAGCATCAGATCCGTAGGCCGGGCGGGCAGTAGCCCAAGAGTCGAAGCCGACCGGGAGCTTGCCGAGCTTCTCGAAGCGGGCCGTCAATGCGGCGGCGACCTTCTCGGCGGCGGCGTCTGCATCTCCAGCAGAGTGGAAGACGCCGACACGGGTGACGCGGCGATCGCCGAAGTTGTTGTCGGCGTAGACCACAGCCGCGAAGCCGTAGATCTCGCCGCGCGGGTTCGTGTAGTCGGCGTTCTCAGGGTTCGTGCCGGTGACGACGATCTCGTTGCTGGCGTGAAACTGGTTGAAGGACTTGTCGGTCATTTCGATCTCCGGTTTGTGTTGCTGTGAAGAAATTATTGACCAGCCAACGAAATGTTGCAAGCCATTCCCACACAAACCAGTCGGGAATTACCCGAACGGCCTCCACACCAGTAGCCCGGCGGCCTCCGTCTGCTGGATCATGTTGGCCGTGCCGGGTCCACCCGGGAAGGCGACCACGCCGATGTCGCGGCCAAGGAACTCGCGGTCCATTAGCCTGATGAGCATGGCCTTGTTGCGCAGGTGGCCAGCCCCCTTCCCGTACTTGATCCAGTCCTCCTTCGTCACAGGGAAGGCCTCGGCCTGGATGCCGCGCACCTTGGCCCACTCCTCTGCCAGGCTGTCAGCGCCGCGCGCCGCGCCGTGGATCAGCAGCTCGATGCCCTTCTGCGCGTGGAGTAGGTTCAGCGCCTGGTTGACGCGCATCTTGTTGTAGATGCCGGCGTAGTCCCGGCCTCCGCAGGCGATGATGATCATCAGAGACCGCCTGGAGCGAGCCCTGGCGGCTTAAGCAGCGGGTGGTACGGCATCAGCACCTGCAGCAGCTCGACCGGATTGTCGTTGGCCCACACCCGGCCGTCCGGCGAGACCAAGACCCACAGCGGCCTCGGCAGCTGCTCCAGCTCGCGCATGGCTTTGATCACCTGCTCCGGGCTCACCTGAGCCATGCCGGCGGCAGTCGTCGCAGTCCCATCCATCATGGCGTCACCTTCAGGCCCACGGCGCCCAGGGCAGCCAGCGTGATCTCGCGCACGCGGTCGTCGTCCTCGGAAACCTGGCTGAAGTCATCTGGACCCATGGTCCCGTAGCTCCAGGCACTCCAGTGGCGGCCGCAGTCGTAGGCGTCGCCCAGAGCGCTGGCCACGGCTTCGCATGCTGCTTCGATTTGCTGCTCGGCTGGTGGCGCGGCCTGCACTGGCTGTGCTCGGGCTGCCTTCCACACGGCCAAGTCCCGTTGGGATGCTCGGCCAAGGCCGGCCTCTGCCATCTGCTCCATTGCTACCGTGTCGGGGTGTGCTCTCCATGACAACGCACGGACAGGAACTGTCGGCACAGCCCCGTTGTCCGACCGAAGCTGCACTTCTTCGTCATTGTGGAACCGTTCGACCTTCGCCCTGGCTCCAGCGCGCCAGTGGTACGACGGGGCGATGTGGAGTTCTTGACCTCGCATGACAGGGCGACCTTCAAGCTCGAATAGCGGCTTCAGCTCACTCATGGCTGGCTCCTTTATGGTTTGAACGATGACCGCGATTCCGCCCAAGCGCGAACCTTTTTGACCTCTACCCGACGAGCAATCCGGCGTTGACGGGCATTCCCGGCAAGCGCGAGGCCCTTCCACTCCAAAAACTCGACGGTGTTGCACCACGGGCAGGGCTCATCGCCTCCGCTGTCCAACATCCCATCGCCGTCGCCACTGTCCAAGTCCCACATATAGCCGTCGATGCAGGTTCCATCGGGGTAGCGCGCGCCGAAGGTCGGGGCCTCGTAGTTGCAGCCCAGGGCGGATGGTTTTGGTGCGTTCATCACACACCGCCTTTCTGCTGAAATACAAGTGGTGGCGGTGCAGGCCACCAATCACCGCCCTCGGCAATGAAGAAACCGGAACCCAGGTGCTGGTACTCAGCAGGGCCAGCCCAACCGGCATTGATGCCGACGAAACCCGTCCCATCCTTCGGAGCGTATTCACCCGATATCCACCCAAGCTCTATCAGGCGCAGTCGGCACTGCACCATCATTCGGATGCAGTCTTGCTCGGTTGGCAGTTGCTCGGCGCGTGCTGCCTTTTGTGCTTCTGCTTCGCGCAGCAGCTCGTGAACGTCTACTCCCATCACACACCACCTTTCTGCTGCGCGATGGCTGCGTTGCCTCGTCCTCGGATGGCAGCAGCCACAGCCCACGCTACATCGCCCACTTGACCGGCGTACCCTTGCGCCAGAGCAGCGCATGCCTCGCGTTCGGCGGCAAC